CGCTTGCAAATGCTTCGAACAACTTACGTCCAAAGTTATTTTCTCTAGCAGATTTGATGTCTTCCTTAAGTTGTGATAGTTCACCCTTAAGATGTGTTGCAACTGCGCCGCTTACTTTCTTAGCACTTTCAGCAACAAACTTTGCTTTCAATGCTTCTAATTGTTTACGACCTTCAGCAACTAACTTAACCTTTGCTTCAACAACTTGTTGTCTGTCTACAGCAAATTCTTTGATTTCACGTGCTAATGCATGTGTAACAAATTTCTCAAGTTTTTGTTGATTTTCATTTTGAAGTTTACGATCAGCACGTAATTCTTTGATTTCTTCGGCTAATTTTGTAACCATGAATTCATTGAATTTTGTTGCTTGTTCTTCTAACTTGATTTTTGCTTTTACGCGGTCTTCGTTCATTGCTTGTCTTTCTGACTGAAATTCAATGATTTCAGTAGATAGACCTTCAGTTACCATCTTATCTAGGGCTTCTACCATAACTAGTCGGTCGTGTTCATATTTTTGTGCGAACTCATCACGTAGTTCTGCACGAACCTGATCCTTGGCTTCCATCAACTTAGATTCCCATACCTTGTTTAACTCGGTACCAATCTCTTCATTGATAAGGCCACTTTCTAGTAATGGTTTGATAGCATCAAACATGCTCTTATCCCCTTTTAAATTTTGAGTTCTTTAATCAGACGAGTTACTTCGTCCTTTAAGAACTTCTGCACTTTTTTGTCGCCTCTAGCGTCTTTTGCAATTTCTAAAACTTTATGTCCATACTTCATATTTTGAAGACTTTCATAAATTGCTTTAGGATACGCATTGGGTGCGCTAGGCTGTGCAACAATATCCACTGTGATTATTTCAAAATCACTCACTCTGCCATCCATATCGTTAACGTTACCGCTACCTCTACTAGATACGCCGAGTTTCACACCACTTTCCAACATTGTAGTTATTAACTGACCCATTGGAGTTGGTAGAATCTTTAGTTTCCCAAAACCATTGGGACCGTCCATCCACATACTTTCAATCATATGAGATACACGGTCTAAATTGATTTTGAGGTCATCTGGGTGATCTACTTCACCTAAAACGGAGTAGCCACCTGTAATTTGTTCGTTGAGAGTATTGACTGCATTCTCGATTTCAGACACGGGGTAAACACGCTCATTTGCGTTTTTAACCCCGCCCTGAATGAAGATACCTTTCATGTAAAGGTTCTTACTATCGTTTGCACCTTTAACACTTTCGACCACCATTTGTGCGCGGTCGAATGTTAAATGTTCTTTGAGATACAAAGCCATTGTTTCTCAGTTCCTTATTTCGCTACTGGGCTCTTAGTACCAGTTGCTCCGTCCTTCTTAACAGGAGCGGGTGTTTTGCCTAAGTTTGCGTTGTTCTTTCCTGGAACATTCTTAAAGTTGCCTGCTCCTGGAAGATTACCTTCACCTTTAGTTAAGTAATCACTTGGCTTTTTAGGACTTGTTGGTACTGCTTCATCTTTACCAACAAAATTTACTGGCTTGCTGTCCATGCCTGCTTTGCCTGAATTGAAAGTAGTTGGACTCTTTTTGTTAACGCCATCATCGCCATGAGTTACAGAAACTTTCTGAAGATTGACGTTTTCCATAACGCTTTCGTCCATGTCGCTCATTTCTTCGCCGCCCATGTCGTCCATTTCTTCGCCGCCCATGTCGTCCATTTCTTCGCCGCCCATGTCTTCGTGACCTTCGTCACCTGCCATGATTTCTTCAAACTCTGCCATTAATTGGTCTAGTTTGTCTTCGATTCTGATGACTGCATCTTCGATTTCTTCATGCTCTTCATGCTCACCTTCGTCATGATCTGCTTCTAGGTCATGAGTTAATTCATCACCTTCTTCTTCTGCATCGTCATCAAATTCAATGTCTGATTCGTCTTCTTCTGTGACACCTTCTTCTTCAGCATTGATCTCATCAAGTAGTCCGCCTACTTGACCGCCCATGCCTTCTTCCATATTTTCTTCATCCATGAGTGATTCATAGATTTCACGTGACTTTTCAACTACGATTTCGTGGAAAAGTTCACGGGCTTGTTCTTCATTCTCATTGATAATGAGATTGATAAGTGTTTCGAATTTCTTGTTATCCATTGTAAGTTCTCCTGATAGAAATGGCTTTGTAAAGTTATTTAGTACGTGATCAGGAAAACCGTCAATTAAGACGTATTTTTTGCGTTTTTAGTTAGAATATACTAACTTAGGCTGACGGGGCGCCGGTTTCTTGCTCAGGCTTTGCACCATATTGCTCACGAACTTTCTTTAAATGCACTTGTTTTTCGTAGTTTCTAACGTCTAACATACGTCTTAATTTACGGATTTGCTTTAAAGTAAGTTTGGTTTTTCTTGATGATTTCCACACAGGTCTACTGTTATCAGAATTGGTATCCTGATAGCCAAGGATTGGGGGGTCAAACATCTCGAATAGTTTCATATTCTTATTTATCTATTATGCGAATCCACCGCCACCCATTGGTGCGGCTCCACCTGCTCCTGCTTGCATTGCACTTGGTGCGCTTGCTACGTCACCACCTGCAACAGGTCCTGCAGTTTCAGGTCCTTGTTCTGCTTCTTGGTCTGCGTTTTCGATGTCTTCTGCTGTTTGATCATCTGATTCAAAGTCACCAGAACTAATACCAACGTTACGTAAGTCAGAACCTTGAGGTTCATTTGTAACTTCTTTCTTGTTCTCTTCTTCCCAAAGTTTTTCGTTGCGTTTGATTTCTTCTTCGGTTAATCCTAAGAATCGTTCCATTGCAAAACGTTTACTTACATAAGGAAATGCTTCCATTGTGCTAAACACACTAACACGTGCATTGTCTAATTCACTTTGACGATATGCTGCAAAGTTTTGCGGTGGATTAAACTTAATACTGAATAAACCGGTATCAATATTAAATCCTCTCCAACGCAAGAATAATTTAAATTCTTGATCTAGTTTCAAACAAATATAGTTCTGCAAACGTTCGCAGTACTGATTGAAACGAAACTCTTGAATCATTGCTGTGCCAACACGACCATCACTTAATGGAGTTGTATTGTCGTCTGGACCTGTTGGCAAATAACTACTCGGAACACGTAGACCACGTGCTAATCTGTTATTAAAGTATTTCAAGTCATCAATTTCACCAAGATTTTGACCACCGGGTAATACTTCTACGCTTGAACCACGACCTTCTGCTGTAACAGGGAAGAAGTAGTCTTCGTTCATACTTAATGGATTGTATGTTGCGTCAACAATACTAGTGCCACCATAAAGACTTGGAATGCGTCTTTGGTGAATTTCATTCTTAATTCTATCTACGAATGCCATAGCCATATGACTTGGCATATTACCAACGTCAATCTTAAACATTCTACGTTCAGGAGCACGTTGTACACGATAGATAAGAACAGCATCTTCAAGCAATTCTTTTTGTTTATAAACTTTAAAGATGTTTTCTAAAATACTTTGACCAAAGGGCCAAAAGCGATCCAGACCCTCCGTCAAACTTAGATGCACTACATGTTTAGCATCTACGGCTGACTCGCTTTGTCCCAATGTAAATCTTGAACCACTGGTGTTATATGGCATTGCAGGAACTGTGTAAGGTGTGTTTGTACCACCACCTGAACCACCTAACCCTGTTGCTGGGTTGGCTGCAAAGTCTGTGTTTGTCTTTTGTGCTACGCTCAAGTTTTGTAAGTTAATGTTAATGTCTTTAATAACGTACTGTTCAGGTTGTTTACCTTCACTTTCGTTAACAATAACTTTAATAACTTTAACCATATCAACCCAATATAACTTAAAGTTTTCTGGGTCACGAACAAATACTTGATCGCCATATTTAACAACGTTACGGAATACTTTAAACATACGAACATCAAATTCGTTTAGTTTACACCATTGTTGTAATTGCTTTGTAATTAGTTCTACTTCGTGGGGAGTAGGATCGTCTTTAAATTCTACTTCAAAAGGGGTCTTGTTGTGTTCGTTTCTTTGTGTACTGAATTCTGCTAAGATATCTAAACAAGCATTAATTTCAGCATCAACGTCCATCATTTCATATTGATTATAACGTTCAATTCTATTTGGGTGACCTGTGTAGACTTCTGGAAGTCTAGACATATAGTTCTTATAGCCAAACTCTGTGCTGTTCCAGCCACCTGTCTCTGAACCATTTTGTCCAGGACTGCCGTTCCAAGCACCGGTGTTACTATTGCCACCGGCAATCGGGCTTGAGAGACCACTCTTATTTAAGAATTTCTTTTTATATGCCATGTTAGTATTTAGTGTTAAACCTTAGTATGTTTCAATATCTTTTCATTAGTTTTATGGCTATTTTCCAAAACACTAATTACTTTGTCTAATTTTGTTGACATTGTGTGAATTAAATCAGGGAATGCTTTACTCAAACCCATTAAAGGATCTTTTGTTGCATTAGATATTGCTTCTGGTTTTGCTGGCTCTTTTGCCAATTTCATTAATATAGACTGAGGATCTAACGGGGCAACCAATTCACTGCCGTGCAGTTCCATTGGATAACCTGTTGAGGGCCCATTAAACATGCCACCTGCTTTTGCTTTTAAAGGTGTTTTAGGATCAATACCGTTACTAGCAACAATACCTGAAAGTGATCTTACATAGTTAGGGTCTGTGGCATATCCTGCTGATTTGATTGCTTGTGCGGCTTCAACAGGAGATGAACCAGGGGTAGTTTTTCTCTTAGTCCATTTTACTACGTGATCACCAATAGCATCATCTATACTAGGAAAATCTTTGAAATAATCATTAATATAAATGTCTTTTCCGTTAATTACTTCTCTAGTTCTACGTAGTGTTGCTGGCTCTATAGGCTGTCCATTTCTCTTTTTGGCTTTTTGACCAAAAGGATTATTTTTACCAGACATGTGTTTGCCCCAGCCTGATTCAAGGGCCCACTGTGATGCAGTAATTTCTGGGTGAGGATCACCTGTATTTTTAGCAGTTTTCATGACATCTAAGAAAGCAGGTTTAGGTTTACCTATAGTAAACATTGCATTAGAGATATCACCTCCACCACTACCACCTGCCGCGGCTGCACCACGTCCACTTCTACCTCCACCTTCACCAGGTGCAGTATTTGTAAATCTTTCTGATGAGCCGCTGCCTCCTGTGTCGGCAGGTCCTGATCCTGCTCCGCCACCTGCTGTGCCTCCAGTGCCTGCATTGGCTCCGCCGGCTCCTCCACCGCCTCCTGCGGCTGCACCACCTGCGTCTGCGGCTCCGCCGCCGCCGCCTCCGCCGCCGCCTCCGCCTCCGGCAGCACCAGCGGCTCCACCACCGCCTCCACCGCCACTGCCAGAACTTGATAAGATTCCCATTGATTGAGCATATTTGTAGAATGCGTCTGAATTTGATTCTGCTTTAGTACCAAAATCCATTTTAGCAAATTTTTCAAATGCCGCAACAGGTCCGTCACCACCAAACAGTTTAGTTAAACCTGCACCAACTAATGAACTAAGTGCAGTAAATGCTCCTGGTCCACCTTTGTAACTTCCCATAGCATTTGCAAAATTAACAAATGCTTGTGAATTTTTTGTTGTTTTTTCAGGATTAATGTCTAGTTTGCCAAATTCTTCAAACTTTTTCGTAGGCGGATCTTCTTTAAAGAATTTGTAGGCAGAACTTGATATGATACTTGATAGTGTTCCTGCATTTGGTCCACCTTTATAATGCGACATTGCTGTACTAAACGCAACAAACGCATCAGAAAGGTCTTTAACACGTTTAGGATCTTTGACATTTAAATTAGAGAATTTTTCAAATTCAGTATATGGGAATTTTGTTCCACCAAAGAAACCTGTAAGTGAATCTGAAATTCCACTTAATACACCTGGATTTGCGGCTGATGCTTCTCCCATTGCTTTACTGAAAGCAACAATAGAATCTGAGTTATTTTGTATCTTTTCTTTATTTAGGTCAATCTGTTGGAATTCAGTTAACTGTTTTGCTAGTGCTTTAGTACTATCTACTTCTTTAGTTTTATCTTGGATATCTTTTTCTTTAGGACCTTTGTCATCTTTACCACCAATAGTGTCCCAATTCTTATATAAACCATATCCAGCGCCAATTATACCGCCCACGCCTGCGCCAATTGCTGTACCTACCCCTGGTACAATACTACCAATAGCCGCACCCGTTAATGCACCGGCAGTTGCATCAGAACCTACTGATACCCCAGCGCCTGCTTTTTCATGACCAGATTCTTTTAGTTTGTCTGCCGCTTTGTTTCCTAGATATCCAACTGCTAAACCACCTGCGGCTAATCCGCCGGCTGCTAATAGTCCACCACCAGCTGCGGCTGCTCCTGCACCTGCGGCTCCTTCGGCTGCTCCTGCAACGCCTGCCGCACCTTCAGCCGCACCTGCAACGCCTGCCGCACCTTCAGCCGCACCTGCAACACCTGTTGCCCCTTCGGCTGCGCCTGCGGCACCTTCAAGACCTTCAGCAGTCTTTAATATATTACCACCTTGACCACCTAAAGGTTTAGTAATCTTGTCTAATACTCCACCGCTTTTACCAAATAATCCTTTACCTTCTAACAATGAAGTTAGTTGGTTTTTAGCCATTACTGCGGTTAAACCTACTACAGCAACAGTTAATGCTCCCATAGCAACAGTCAATAATGTCAAGTGCTGGCTTGCTTTGTTGATTAAATCATCAGTAGCAATTCGTGCTTTAATTTCTCTTTCTTGTAAATTAGCCGCGGCTTGTGATTTAGCATCTTCTCTGCCTTGTGCGTCTTTACCTTGTTTAGCAAGTTCAGTGTCTCGGTCTATTTTTGCACGTTGGGCATCACGTTCTTCCGCAGTCATTCCTGCTTGTGCTTGCCCTGATTGTAAACCTTCTTTGTTTCCAATTAATAGATTTTTTGCGGCACCTTCACCTGCAATACCTATCGTGTCACCTAATGCAGTTGCCTGCTTGTCTGTTGCTTCTCCAATTTTATTAGAAGCAGCCTTACCATAGGCTTCACCTTGGCGTTCAGCATTTACTAAATCAAGTTTACCTTGAGCATCATATGTTGCTCTTGTGCCTTGTATTTGATTTTGCAAATCTTTGGCATTCATGCCTGTTTGCGTAAAGTACTTTGCAGTTTCCTTATTAATTGTGCCTGTTCTGGCTGCTTGACCAACGGCCGCACCTGCGGCTTCGCCTTGTTCAGCAGTAACACGATTAATTAACGCTTTTCTAGCCTGTTGTTGTGCTAGAACATCATCAGCTTCTTTATCTCTGCCTTCTTTTCTAAGTTTAGCAATCTTTACATTTTCTTGACGTTCTTTTAATACTTCTTCAAATTTTTGTTGATTAACTAACTGTTCTTGTTTTAATTGGTCAGCATTTTTACCAGTTAATGCACTTAGTTTTACTAAGTTTTCTGTGTATTCTAATGATGCATTCTTTAATGTTTCACGACCAATAGTTTCGCTTTTTAGTGCAATAACTGATAGTTGTTGTTGTGCTAGATAGTCTGCTTGATTTTGAGTAAGTTCCTCATAGGACATACCCAAATTTCTAAATTCTTTTCTTACGTCACTACCGGCATTGGCTACTTCTAAGAATTTTGATGCACCTTCGCCTGCCGTGCCACCTAAAGCAACTAGATTTTTACCTACTGTTTGTAATGGTTTAACTAATTTTTCTAAGTCAGCAGAAGAATAACCTGCGGCTCTTCCTAAACCTGCAAGTTTGTCTACACTTTGACCTAAAGCCGCGCCTGATTTTGATAAACTATCTCTAAAACCTATTTGATCATCTAACTGTTTTGTAACAGCCTGTGTGACCATTGTAAAGGCTTTGGCTAGTGCGCCGGCTGCTGTTCCTGCAATACCAAAGTTTTTACCAAGTTCTAATGCCGCATCGCCTACCGAACCAATAGCACTATTATATTTTGCAAACCCTTTTTGACCACTTAGTAACGCATCACCAAACGATCCCAAAGCCATAACCGCACTGCCGCCGGCTGCTTTAAGGCTTTTGTTAAAATCATCTATTTCTTGTTGTGCTTCTTTTTCTGCATCTGCCAATGCTTTTGCTACTGGTGTCGCATTTTTTTGAGCAGTAGTATGTGAATTAGTTGCGTCAGTATACTGTTTGGCTGCCCCACCCATGCTGTTTATGTTTTTGGCAAAATCCCCCATAGTGGAGTTGGTTCTGCCTATCATTTCAGACATTGCGGCTAGATTTTCGTTAATCTGTCTTAAAATTTCTGGGTCAATTGAGTCAGCCATTATAGTTCCAAGTTTTTATATATCCAGGTTTTTGCCCACTAAATACACATGTATTTAGTATTAAATAAAATCCATAAATTTATGAGGAACAACCAATGAACCAAAACCCACTCAAGCAGTATTTCAGAAGACCTGCAGTATATCTTAAGTTACCTAGCGGTGGCAAAGACTATACTCCAGACGTTATTGATATGCCTGAAAATGGAGAATTGCCCATCTACCCAATGACAGCGATTGACGAAATCACTGCCAGAACCCCTGACGCATTGTTTAATGGTGTAGCAGTTGCAGAATTAATGAAGAGTTGTGTTCCTAACATTAAAGACCCATGGCGTATTAGTAGCAATGACTTAGATGCATTGCTTATTGGTATTAAAGCCGCAGCCGGTGGTGATGGTTTATCAATTGAATCTACATGCCCAAGTTGCCAAGAAGAAAGCACTTATGGGGTAAATCTTGTAGGTTTACTTAGCACATTAGTTGCTGGTGATTATACTAAAGAACTTAAAATCAGCGATCTTTCTTTCAAGTTCCGTCCTTTGACATACAAAGAAATGAACGAGGCTGCACTTTCACAATTTGAAATTCAAAAGATGTTCCAAGGCATTAATTCTATGCCAGATGGCCCGGATAAAGAAGCCGCAAGTAATCAAGCATTGAAAAAGATTACTGAATTGACTATGCAACTATTGAGCAAAGCAATTACCTATGTACAGACTCCAGGTACTAGAGTTGAAGAACCTGAGTTTATTTTAGATTTCTTACAAAATTGTGATAGAAACATCTATATTCAAGTACGAGATTACAACGCAGAACTAAAAATGGCTACACAAATGAAGCCAATTGATATCAGATGTATCAAGTGTAATCACGAATACAAGCAAGAATTCACATTAAACGCTTCTGATTTTTTCGGTTAAGGCTTCTATACACTAGCCCCGAGGGTATCAAGAAGCTGATAGACCAATATGAAGAAGATGTTGTGGGCATTAAAAAGAACGCAATGTCCATGGCATGGTATATGCGCGGTGGTCTATCCTATGAAGACGCACTAAACCTTAGCGAACAAGAACGCAAGAACCTCAACGAATTAATAGATAAGAACTTAGAAACAACTAAGAAGTCCGGACTGCCATTCTTCTAATCATACAAGTTCTTATTAAGAGTTGTCCTTACGGACAACTTATACCTCATTCGCTACGCTCATTCGGTATAGTTTTTTTAAATTATTTTCTTTAGGTCTATATTGCCGCTTTGAAGCCATGGTAGTGCTATTCAGCACTACCAAAACAAAAGGTACATTGCCATGCCCTATCATCCATGTTGTCTATTCCCCAACTAACTAGCCTGTTATGCTGTTAATTGCTACCGGTTGCCCTATAAAGTTTAACGGGACTGTAGTGAAGCACATGTTGTCACATGTCTTCGGCAACGCATGTTTTGTACTATCAAGACAAAGTAAGTACAAACTCATCTAGGGTTCGCTTAACCTAACGAGAGCCCTATCGGTATTCCACAGACAATAAATTGTCTGCGCTTGCTCCAGATCCGTTGGCGATATTTCACGCTTCCTCAAGGAGGGTCGAGGTCCCCGACCAAACAAATTGTGTGAGAAAATTAAACTGCAATACTTAAAATGTTAGCAGACTTGGTGTCGGTGATGGGAGTTATTTGAGTTGGGGTGCCGGAATAGGTTTTAAGAAGGTCTTTGTTAAGATTGAAAAAGTGATTAAATTCTATTAGTATCCAATCCCCTAATGGAGATGTATAATATATAAAATTGTCGGTGATCCATGTATACTTAGTCTGAACTGCGACAAACTTACCCTTACGATTGAATTTCATAAAAAGTATGTTTAGATCGCCCGGATCCTCTACAGACATAAGTTGTTCCAACCAACTATCAAGTTGTTTACACGAACCTGCTAGTACTTGATGGAAAGGAAAGTCAGCATAACTTTTACATTCGGCATTAAATTTCGGGAAACTCTGCCCGGGTACGATATCCCCCTTGAAACTGCGAATTTGTCCTTCATGTAAGATTTCAGTACGTGATTGGTTTTTCCCACCAATGTATGCACCAGAGCCTGGAGCCCTGATGAAACTCTCGCCGTATGTCTTTGATAAGAATACGGCAACTTCTCTCTCAAATGAAGAACCTTTTGCTTTTTGTGGGGATGTCATACTATAATTTATCGCCTTGCTATGCTGTGGTATAATTTTTATTCTATGTCGGTCGCTGTACTGTAACTAGTGAAGCCGTTTTCCTTAACAACTTTTAGTACGCTAGGAACACGACCTGCTAGTTCTTCTCGGTGACTGACTAACCAAATGCTCTTGTTGCGCCTACGTGACATGTCCTTCAAGATAGCCATAGCATTTTCAACACCGCTGGTATCAAGACCACTATCAATCAATTCGTCAATGAATAGTGTGTTGATTGGGAAGTATAAGTTTTCCCACACATCACGGAATGCAAATGATAAACCAAGAATCAATCTGTTACGTTCACCTCGACTTAGATTGTCAAAGTCTAACTCACGACCAAACTCAGTAATCTCAACATTTAAATCGTTTTTAAACACAACGGTATGTGGTAAACCAATTTTGTCAAGATAATGTGTCAAACGTGCGTTCAAGTAACTTAAATTTTGATCAATAATCTTTTTACGAACAAAACTATCTTTGTTAGACAACATATCAAGCAAGAACTTCAAGTGATCACCATAGTTGGTTAGTTTATTGATAGTATCAAAACTAACTGTTTGTAGTGCTTGATTCTCCATTTCAATAATTTGTTCACCATATGGATCAGTTTCATTGCTTTTATTTTCAATTTGATTGAGAATGTTTGCAATCTGACTGCTATGCTTGATTGCCTCAGCCTCAGTATCATAATGTGTCTTGGGCGCCCGACCCAATTCACCTAGTGAATTTAAAATTTCACTATTTTCTAAATATTGGGTATTGGCTGCAATTGCATTCATTCCGGCTTCTTGTAGTGTTTTTTCCTTATCAGCCAACACACTTTCATGTTTTGCGTCATGGAACTCTTGTCCACAGGCATAACACGTGTGATTTTTTAAATCATCAATTTCTTTTTTAAGTTTAAGAATAATTTTAGTTTCTTTGGATTCATCGCTTTCACTACGAACCATAAGTTTCTTTAACTCATCAATGCGTTTACTTTTTTCATTGTATACAGCCAAATCTTTGTGTGCTTGTAATTCAGCAACAATATCAATCTTAGTCAAGTCATCATATGCTAATGCCAACTTAGTTAAATCTTCATCGTGCTTATTCTGCCAAAGTTTTTGTCTACGCTTTGTGCTTTCAATTTGTTCTTGTACACGCTTGTTGGCTTCTTCAATAGCCTTGATATTGAATTCTTCTTGTTGGATAGCATCTTTGTTTTGTCTGATTTTATCCTTGATGATTTCAGCCTTTTCGCTTAGTAATGTAATACCAAGTAATTGCTCAATAACATTCTTTTGATCGTTTGCTTTCAATGAAAGAAAAGGTTCGCTGTATGTGTTCAATGCAATAATCTGCTTGAACATATCCAAAGTCATACCAATTGCATTTTCAATTTGAATTTGCGTTTCTTTGTTTTCACCTTGGGCATCATCTTGCGTTTGTTGCAAGTCACTATTCACATAGAATTTAAGAACGTTTGGCTTACGACCACGTTCAATCTTATATTCAATACCATTGGCACTAAATTCTAATGTAACCATCATACCCTTACCATTGGTACGATTAATTAAATTATCTTTACGAATGTTATTGATTGGAGTTCCAAACAACACATAACTCAACCCTTGAATAAGAGTTGTCTTACCTGTACCGTTACGTGCGCCATCACCACCTAAGTCTAAGTTTTCACCTAGAATAAGTGTTAGTTCCTTACTATCAAAGTTAACGGCTTGCGTTACTGCACCAATTGATAAAAAATTGCGTAATGTAATATTTTTTAGTATAATCATCGTTTTAGTGTTCTGAAAAAATCTTTTTTGGCTAAATTTTCAGCCTTTAATGTTCTTTCAATTATTCCTTCTATTTTTAATTTGGCGCTAATAAGTGTTCTCTGTTCTCTTAAACTACCAATATAAGGATGCACTTTTGTTATTTCATTTAATGCAATACCCAAATGTTTGTTAATTTTTATAAGAGATTCTAAATCCCTATATTCACGCGGTGCTATACTCATAGGTTGTTGTAAATTTCCAATAACAACTTCTTATCAAAGAAATCACTTTCAATATTAGTGATTTGGTCAACAATAATTTGATCAACACTTTCAAACTTTAAGTCACCGGGCGCTAAGTCTTGCGTAACTTGATCCATCTTAATTGGTATCAATGCCATTTCCCTCAAATTATGTTCAGGTATAAATTTTTCACGTAAGAAATTGGCTTCTTCATAACTAATTTCTAAGTCAAGATGTACTCTAACACTTGAACGAGGCAAAAGCAAGCCCTCAGGGTTATCTAGTACTTCGCTTAGTTTATAGACACGAAACAATGGTTGATTGGGCCAACTATGAAACACTGGGTCTTCGCCCCATTCAAGTACCATCATACCACGTGCATCATCGCCTGCGTCAGCATAGTTATGTGGGAATGCGTTACCAATATACCAAATGTTTTTACGTGCTTGACGTTTATGAAAATGCCCACTGAATACACGGTCAAAGCCCTGTACATGGTCTGCATTAAGTTCACCATGATCAGGCATTTCAATCATGGCATTCATAAAAAAGTGCGGCAGTTCTAAGTGACTAAACAAATACTTGCCACTTAGTTTGGGAAGTCGTTTATAGTCTTCACCAACTAACCAAGGAGCAATAACACAGTCGCCCTCATTAAACCAGTCGTTGACAATTGTTACGTTGGGTAAGTGTTTAGCCCATTCAACGCTGTGAATGTCACGACGGTCACGATAGTATAAATCGTGATTGCCTGGGATAAAATATACCTGATCAAAGTTATCGTTGAGTTTTTCCAACGCCCTTAGACCAAACTGAAGGGTATGCATGTTAATACTTGCCCTGTGGTGATTGTAATCACCCAAGAAAAAACAAGTTTCACACCCTTCTTCTTTGGCTTTGGATATAAACCAGTCTACAAACTCAGTACAATCCTGATTGTGTTGTAGACTATTGCTCTTTAATCCAAAGTGAATATCCGTAAATACTGCCGCTTTTTTAAATAAATTTGTCATAGCAATAGTATACTGCCTAACTTTGTGTAATTCAACTGTTTAGGTTACCTTAATCTTCCATCTGCATTTTCATGCCAGACATTTGACGGCTATAACTTGGGTTAAGCCCATTCATTTCTAGAATGTCATCACGAATGTTTTGGTTACGTTTTTCGGTATTGAGTACACGACAGAAACTATTTGTAATAGCAGCCGTGTAATATGCGAATGGATTGGCTGACTTTGCTTCATTAAAACGCAATCCAACGTAAGTTAATTGTAGAATTGCACTATTGCGCATTTCATCATTGTATGTGTAGCCACGCCAGTTAAACTTCATAGCATACTTTTCACACAACATAATGTACATACGTGCTAGTTTGTTTGTGATTTGGCCATGGTCCTTAGAGAAATGACCATTCTTGATTCCATTGACCCAGTGACTTTTGCCAACACACTTAGGGGCATCTTCTTCAATCATATAGTGTTGGAATGGGGGAAAGTTAACCTTGACATGAACCATGTCATCAACTTCGCCTTTGGTAGTTGTGTCTTCTAAATCGGCAAAAATATCTGATTCGCCTTCTTCATCATCAAATACCAAAATATCTTTTGCAGTTTTCTTTTTAACAGTTTTGCGGGGTTGTTTTTGGGCTACGGGAATATGATCCCAAGTCATTACACGAAATACTAAATCTGTATCAAGAATAGTTGCTGGGTCGATCTTTTCCCCTAATTCAATAGAAAGTCTTGCGGCCCTAGTTTCTTTTGCTTGTTGAATGTTTTCAGGTTTAAATATTAATGCAAGACTATTTTCTAAACTTTCATCGGGCTTATCAATGATTATATCGTATCTATGATATTCCTTCTTAGTAAAGTAGCAATATGAGTTCTTGCTTTCGTGAATTTCTTTTAGAATATCTTTATTATTAAGATAATTGACAGGCTTTTTTGGTGTTATAGACATAGTTTTCCTTATAGTTGTTATAACGTAATAGTACACCCGTTGTTGCGCAAAAGCAACAATAAAGGGTAAATTTTAGGACATTTTTGAGCGATAAATACAAGCAACGTGTTATTTATCTGATTTTTAAGTAGGGAAAATATGGCATCAACTATACAAGCAGACATTGGTGGTGGAGTAAATGTAACAGCCACAACCGGTTCAAACGGTATTCAGTATACTATTAATTTAGCCAACGGCAGTAGTGCAGGACCCTACACGGGAGATGAATTAGTTGACGTTGGTTCTGGCTTGCAAACAATACCTCCCCCTGAAACTTTTAGGTTGACTTATAAAGGGAATACAGTATTAACATCTACTGACCCAAATGATCTTGAAAACGGACAAGATATTGTACCTAATCTATTTCAAATTCAAAAATATGCAGAAGAAAATTTAGCAGTAGCATCCCCTAACACAACTTCTACTGCTACTCAACCGACTATAGAAAACTCAAGTCCAACCGCAACTATTAGCCCAACAGCCGAAACAGTTCCTGAGGGATCAACAGGTGCATCAACTACGACTTGCGGACTTACTGTTATTGTTCAACAAACATCTGACCCAACAAATCCAGATGTTTCAATTTCTTTCCCTAGTGGCTTTCAATTTTATCTATCACAAAGTGGAACTTTTAGTGATTTAGAAATTGCACCAGACGGATCATCAATTACAGATACCGCAACAGGACAAGTATATAGCCCAACAGACTCTGCCGACATTGCCGCTCTTGCTTGTCAAGCCAATAATCCGTCGGCACTTGAAGATGCGGCTATCACAGCACAAGACAATTTGGATACACAAACTCCTGCTACAGGAGCAAGCGCACCGGAAACTGTAGACCCAAATACTGATCCAGCAGTTCAACAACAACAAGACGCACAAGATGCTCAAGCAGGAACAACTGCTACAGTACAAAATAGTAATGCCCCAAGTTCACAAGGTAGTTCTATTGGGTTACAAGGTGCAACCTCAAAAGCACAAGAATCAGCAACAGCACAAGATGCGGCAAACGCATCTGGAAAACTTGCAGACTGGAGAGTAGCAATAGCACTTGCGCCAGGTAGTAAGTATTTGTATAATGCACCTAATCCAGGAATACTTGCCCCACTTGCAGCCACAGATGGTGTAATTTTTCCTTATACTCCAAGTATTAGTGTTGCATATCAGGCAAGTTATGACGTAGCAAATATTATTCATAGTAACTATAAAGTATATCAATATACAGGCAGTTCAGTAGAACAGGTTACTATTACAGGTGAATTTACTGCACAAGATACTTATGAAGCAAATTACTTAATGGCTGTAATTCACTTCTTTAGATCAATGACTAAAATGTTTTATGGTCAGGATGAATATCCTAAGCCAGGCACACCACCCCCAGTAGCATTCTTATATGGCTTTGGTGCATTTCAATTTGACGGACAACCATTAGCAATCACAGGCTTTACTTATAGTTTACCTGCTGACGTAGACTATATTCAAGCATATACAACAAGTGCAATTGCGGGTCAGCAAATAAGTGTACCTTCACAAGGCACTAGTCAAAACGGTAGATTAGGTACTCAAATACAACCAGGTGGTACTAGACCCCCACCTGGGTTCCAAGTAGCAGGGGCACCAAAAGCCCCAACATATGTACCAACAAAAATACAATTATCAATCAGTTGCGTACCTCTTGTTAGCAGAAATCAAGTATCTAATAATTTTAGTTTGGCTGAATATGCTACCGGAAACTTAACAAGAGCGCAACAAAACGGCGTAGGAGGATTTTGGTAATGTCAAATCAAATACTATATCCAAAGACAAGTCCATATAATACAACAAATGTTGTAAACAATAAATTTTTAGATGTAATAAACTATAGACCAATTCCTAAATATCCACAAGATGTTTATTTTATTATTACAGCAGTATATGAATATAGACCTGATCTATTAGCCTACGACTTGTATGGCGATAGTAAGTTATGGTGGGTATTCGCAGAAAGAAATCCCAATCGATTGGGAGAAGATCCTTATTTTAATTTTGTACAAGGTTTAGGAATATACGTGCCAAAATTGTCAACACTTCAAACTGTTTTAGGAATCTAAAGTGGCACAGTATACCAATACAAAAACCAATTCTGGTGGCTATACGGTTTCTACAACACTGAATACTGACACCAACACAACCACGTATTCTGTAACAACACCTGACGGTCAAACTGCTACTACTGTTCAAAGTCCATCAGGTGTTGTTAATAATACAGTACTATTTGCACTAAGTGGACAACTAAAGGATCCGGTTACTGGGGGAGGAGTCCCGCCCTTAAACTATGCAGGAGCACTAACTGATACTGCGGATAGTGTAAAGGCACAGGCTACAGCGGCAGCGGCAGCACCGCCTCCAAATCAACCGCCGGCTGATCCAAATTCAAACGAAAGTCAAACAGATGATGAGAATGATTTAGGTGATTCTTCAGGAGACGATGACAGTGGAGATGAATCAACTGATCCTACCAATGGATCAGCGCCTAGTAACAATAATACTGCAAGTGGCACAGCATTGGTCAATGGGCAAGGTTACAATCCAAATGATGATTTGCCAGGTAGAAGATTACAAAATCCTTTAGGTGAATATGCAAGTTACACATATCAATTAAGTTTGTATATGGTAACACCTGAAGCATATATGTTATTCGCAAATTCAGGAAGACAAAACATTAATTTTCCAGGTATTTACTTAGTTGCTCAAAACGGTGGTATTAACAACACATCACAAGTACAACGTGCACCTGGATTTAAATTTGATTATGGTATTGATAATTTAAAAATTACCAATGCAATGTCTACAAAAGACAGCGGAACAAATGTCAACGTTACTGAAATGACATTTCAAGTTATTGAACCATATGGCTTTTCATTTGTTAAAAATTTAAAATATGCCGCACAACAAATTGCTAAAACATCAAACACATCAGGACAAAATCCTTCTGACGATCCTACTAAACAATTTTTTATCATTGGTATAAGATTTTTTGGTTATGATCAATTTGGCAACATATTAACAGGCAACGAGCAGTTTGGTAATGGTATTTTAGATCCAAATGCTGGTGCATCAGGTGAATCAGGTGGTTTGTTTACAAAATACTATGATATCAATTTTACAGCAATGACATTTAAGATAGATGGTAAAGCAGTTATATATGATATTACTGCGGCTGAAACTACAATCTTAGCAGGTGCAAGTGTTAAAAGAGGTATGATCAATCACGACACTAGTGTAACATCAGGCACAGTAGGTGATGCATTAAATCAACTTGCTAAAATTTTAAATGACAATCAAAAACAATTGCTAGATGCAAAAAAGATAGGTGTAGCAAATAGTTACTCATTCTTATATACGCCATATGGAACTGAAGAAGATGAAATTGGTGATGGTTCAGCAACCTCACGCATTGCACGTGCTAAACTAGTAAACCCTGCTGACCAAGACAAATATAAATGGCCTGGTAGTGGAGCAAAGTCAACAACAGAATCTAATGCCGCAACAGAAGTTAAAGCAATTCCAAAAACTAATGCTAGAACATTGACATGGAATGCTGATACGCCTATTCCACAAGCAGTTGAAGACGTTGTTAAATCAAGTTCATACTTAACAGATGCATTAAAACTTTTATATACCACAAACATTGAAAGTGATCCAAAGAAAGACACGCCTGATCAAATTGATGGTACATCAAAAGATCCTATCTCTTGGTTCAACTGTCAACCTTCTATCAATGGTATTAGTTGGGATAGTGTAATCAATGACTGGTCATTTGATATCTCATACATTATTACTGAATATCAAACTCCAATTACTAACAGCGTGTACGCAAATCCAGCAGTACCATATTATGGCCCTGTAAAAAGATACAAGTATTGGTATACTGGACAAAATTCAGAAATTTTGAGTTATTCTCAAACTTTTAATTGCTTGTACTATCAAGCAGTTCAAGATGCCAATGCCGATACTAATACACAAAGTACCAACGGCGGAACTAATCCAAGTAGCGGTACTACAGGTTCTGGTAATGCAGGGGCGGCTCCACAGGGCGGTGCAAAAACAGCAGATAAAAGAACAGGACAATCTACATTAGGTAAATTGGGTCCAGGTTTTGAAGCACAAAATAACTACTTAAACAGTTTGTATGATTCTAGTTCTGTAGTAGAAGCCGATTTAGAAATATTAGGTGATCCTGATTACCTAGTAACTAGTAGTAATGAAACTCTTAATGGTGTATATAGTAAATTCTATGGACAAGATGGCTTTACTATTAATGCCAATGGTGGACAAGTTTTTATTGAAATTGATTTTAAGGAAGCAGTAGACTATACTTGGAATGAAGGACAAGTGCAAAACTCTAACGGTACTATTTCTTCAATGGGTGCAGGCATATTGAACATCAATGAGTCAATTCAATTTTGGCCTTATCCACCCAATATCGCTCAAATTGTTCAAGGACTTAGTTATCAAGTAATTACGATTGACAGTTCGTTTAGTAACGGTGCATTTAAACAGCATTTGCATCTAACATTAAATCAATTCCCTGATGCGGCAACACCACAAAACGAATCAGGAAGAGAAAATCCAGCAACACCACAAACACCAAGTCAAGGACAAGGAGCCGCAGGCCCCAATCCTGGTGCAGGTGGAAGTACTACATCATCTACTGGATTGGTACAAGACAATCCATCTAATCAAGCGGCCCCTGCAACATTGCTTACAAGTAATGTTCAAGCACCAGATCAACCTACAACACAGTCATCAACTACAGGTAGTAACTCACGTGATCCTAATGTGATAACAACTGATACAAACACAACAACTACTACAGTTACAGGTGGTACAACAGTAACCGGTGGCGGAGCAACAATAAGAAGAAGTGATGGTAGCGTAACTACAGTACCAGGCCCAGGAGTAGTAGCAGACGATGACGGAGGCAATGCCCCGCCTAACTTAGGACCAGGAGGACCATAATATGGCAGAAGACATAATCAGAGCCAAAGGTTCGACAAAAGCAACTAAACCAGATGCAGGCGGTGCGAATCCTCGCAATGTACCTGTACTAGCAATCGTTAAAGATAACGTAGACCCAACACGTTCAGGTAAACTTAAAGTTTATATTGGTGACAAGGGCGGCCCAGATTCAGACAACTCTAATACTTGGGTTAGTGTAAACTACATGACTACCTTCTTTGGTAAAGTAATACCACAAGCAGGCAGTGATGGATACGGAGATTATAAAAACAACCCAAGTTCATATGGTGAATGGCACGCTCCTCCCGATATTGGTACAACAGTAATTTGTATCTTTATCAATGGTGACCCTAACTATGGATTCTATATTGGATGTGTTCCCGATGCAGATGCACTACAAATGGTTCCTGCTATTGGTGCAACTGATAACATTATTCCTAACGAAGGTGAAGCACAAAGTTATGGTGGTGCAGTAAGACTTCCTGTAACTAATATTAACACTAACAACGATAAAGTAACAAATAGTCCAGACTTTATCACAGCACCTAAACCAGTTCATAGTTATACTGCAAGTATTATGAATCAACAGGGTGTTATTCGTGATCCTATTCGTGGGCCTATTTCAAGTAGCGCACAACGTGAGGCTGCAAGTCGTGTGGGTTGGGGTGTAAGCACGCCGGGTAGACCAATCTATTCAGGTGGTTATAATGATACCAGTGTAGCAAGTAATCTTACTGAAGAACAAGCACAAAAATTAAAAGTAGTTGCACGTAGAGGTGGTCACAGTTTTGTTATGGACGACGGTGACGTTATTGGACGTGACCAACTTATCAGAATTAGAACAGCATTGGGTCATCAGATATTAATGAGTGACGATGGTCAAACATTAATGATACTACACAGTAATGGACAAAGTTATATTGAGTTGGGTAAAGAAGGTACAATTGATATGTACTCTACTAACTCAGTTAATATTAGAACACAGGGTGACTTAAACTTACACGCAGACAATAACATTAATCTTCATGCTGTCAAAGACATGAACTTTAAAGCAACAAACTTTAATGTCAATACAGATCAAAAGATTGCTTTAGGTGCATCTACTGATATCCAAATGTCAGCAATTAATAATTTTACTGCCAAAGCAGGCGCCGCAGTTGCATTAGCATCAGGTGGCGATGGATCATTGGCAGCAGGTGGTGCGGCATATATTAATGGTAGTAAAGTAAATTTAAATTCAGGTTCAGCAAGTACACAACCAGAACAAGTTGCAACAATTCCCGTTCTTGCACAAACTGATACACTATATGATCAATCAACGGGGTTTAGTGCGGCCCCAGGTAAGTTATTATCAATTACTTCACGTGCCCCTGCACACGCACCATGGGCTAACGCAGGTCAAGGTGTTAACGTACAAACAAACTTAGATGCAAATGCAAACTTACCGCCTACCCCAAGTCCAGCAGTTGCAAGCGCAAATGACGCAGGTGCGTCAACTAACCCAACACCAGTGAGCGTAGCAACAGCGGCAAGCGCACCAAACGTTCCTGCTGTATCTGATTCAATGGATCAAGGAACTACAAACGCAGTATTGGGCGCACAAGCACAGGCTGCGGCTCAAGGCCCATTAGCGGCAGCAACACAGCAAGGTGCAGCCGTAATTTCAACTGCGGCAGGCAATGTAGCCGCAGTTGGTGCTTTTGCACAGTCACCAAGTCAACTAGCATCAAGCGGTATTTTAAAACCAGGTTCAGATACTCTTATTAATGGTCTTGTACAATCAGGAGCCAATATTAGTCAAGCAATGCCTTCAGCATTGTTTGCAGGTGCATCGGGCGCAAAAAATTTACAACAATTAACATCAAGTGTTGGTGCACAAGCAACTAGTGTTGTAACTAATATGCAACAGGCACAAACGGGCTTAACACTAACCGGAGTTATTACAGGAAGAGAATCACCAACACAAGTTGCAGGTCTAGTAAATGCGGCTACAACAGTTGGATTGCATCAAACAGTTGGTGCAGTACAAAGTATATCAGGTGGTGGAATATCTACTAGAGCATTAACCGGAGCAGTAGGTTCAGTAACAACAGCATTGACAGGTTCTAAAGCGTTAGGATCATTAGCAGCCGGAGCAACTGGATTGGTATCAAGTGCTTTGGGATCAGCCGGCGGAGCAATAACTACAATTGGTACTTCTCAATCAGCATTAGGTGCTATTGGTTCAGGCGCCGCAGCCGCAGGTGTCGCAACACTGGCAGGTGGTGGACTAGGAGGCATTGCCAGTGGATTAAATGCTATGGCAGCAGTTCCATCATTAACAGGATTACTAAATCTAACACAAGGTGTTTCTGGTTCAGCATTTAATGCAATTAAGAAACAATTTAAGCCAATGCAGGCTGGTATACCACAAAATCTAACACAGATTGCCGCAGCCTCAGCAGTATCAAGTGCATTAGTTTCAGGACAAGGCACTGCTGGTAGCTTATTAGCAGGAGTTGCCGGTGGTGTTGCAGGTGGAATTGCGGGCAGTGCAGTCTATGGATCAGGTTTAATCAATGGGGCAAGTGCATTAGGAGTCAGCAGTATTGTTGGTGGTTCTGTGGGTAGTTTGGTAAGTGGAGCATTAAACTCAGTATCAGGTTTAACTTCAGCAACATCTATTGCAACAGGATCATTAGGATCAGTTACTAATATCTCAGGTGCTATTAATAATAGCGTACCAGGTGTGTCTGGACTTGCAACTCAAGTATCAAGTTCATTGGGTTCTATTCCAAATCCATTAAATTCATCATCTGCTTCAATTGGTGCTATTGGTGGAATTACAGGATTGATTAGCAAAACAACAGGAATTAATCCATCTAACCCTGCTAGTATCTTATCAGTTGCACAAAAAGGTGTAAATGGTGTCACAGCATTGGGCGGCGCCGGCGCATCATTAGCAACTGGTGGATTGGCACAACTATCGGCATCTGCGTCAATTATTAATTCAGGCGCCGGAGCAAGTGCATCATCTGCCCTTGCTAGTGGTATGAGTAATCTGCCCGGTGGAATAGGAATTGCAGGCGCTGTAGTAAACAACGCATCAAATGCTGTTAACTCTATTCCGGGTGCAGGTCAATTGTCAGGACTTATTGGTTCTGCACAAACTGCGGCGATGAACGGGTTACCAATGCCAAGTATTCCAGGTGGTTTAGGCTCACTGTCAAGTCTAGCAAGTACTGGTCTAAGCGTAGGCGATGCGGCATCATTACAATCATCTATTTCAGCATTAAGTTCAGGCACAGCAGGGGCAATTCAGTTGCCTACATTTGGATTTAACACTACAGATAGATCATCAATAAGCGATCAAATCACCTCAGTATTGGGTGATCCTAGCATTCCCCCACCTGATTTAACAGGTGAAATATCTACTGAGGCTGTAAATGATATTCAAGCATTAGACAATGCACAACAACAAGCAATTGATATTGAAGATCAACTCAATCAATATCAAGATGTAATTGATGCGGCAAACACAGCCTACGAAAACGCATTGGCAACATTGCCCGAGGGTGATCCTGGAATTGAAAGCGCAAGACAAGCATGGTTAGCCGCACTAAGTGATCCTGGATACATAGCGTTGTTGAATCAATATAATGCAGATACAAACGTTGACATTCCCTCTATAGCAGATGCATCACAAACTGCATCTTCTACAAATTCAAGTGCCAACGAAACAACTATCAATGGATTAATTGCATCAGGAGCATCTAGTGCTAGTGGTTTAACAGGGTCATTAACTTCAAGTCTACCTAGCGTTAGTTCTCTTAGCAACTTAACTGGCTCAAGTGGAACAAGTTCATTGACATCATTAGTCAACAATCCTGAATCATTGAGTAGTCTAAAATCTACTGCTGGAACTGCTTTAGGTACCGTAACTGGTCAAAATGCAACTGCATTACAATCATTACAAGGGTCTGTAGCATCAAATACCCAAGAAATTAACAATTCTATCTCAGGTATTATTGGCCCGGGCGGCTAAAATAAGGAAATAAATACTGTATGGCACAATATATTGGATTTAGTACTATCAACGCTTGTTTACCCCAGACAACTAATAATGTATCTGGGTTGGCTGCCCGCAGTTTGGACGGGGGTTTAGGATTACAACAACCAATTAATCCGGGTAAAAAATTTAGATTATTAAATTCAGATTTAGTCGTAAGAGACTTGATTAATGCTCTTAATATACGTCAAGGAGAAAAAGTAGGCCAACCTAATTATGGTACTACAGTTTGGAGTTTCTTGTTTGATCCTAATACATTTGATGTTCAAACTCAACTTCAAAATGAAATTAAACGAGTTGCCTCACAGGATCCTAGAATAATTTTAAATGCTGTTAATGCTTTCCCCCAAGAAAATGGTATATTAGTTGAAATAGAAATGGCTGTTGCCCCCTTCAATAACCCAGCACTATTGAGTATATTTTTTAATCAAACGACTAGTGCGGCCGCAGTAGTTTAATCAAAAACCGAGTTTTTGATAATGATAAATATATCAAAAGAGAGTATCTATGGCAACAAGTTCACGACAAGCGGCATTATTTGGACTTAATGATTGGCAATCATTATACCAAACCTATTCTGCGGCTAATTTTCAAAGTTACGATTATGAAACCCTTCGTAAGAGTTTCATTGATTATCTCCAACTATATTACCCAGAAACATTCAACGATTACACAGAATCAAGCGAATTTATTGCCTTGCTTGACGTTATGGCTTTTATGGGCCAAGGTCTTGCATTTAGAAATGACTTAAACAGCCGTGAAAACTTTATTGATACCGCAGAACGTAGAGATAGCGTTATCAAACTTGCCAATTTAGTTAGTTATACTCCAAAACGTAACATTGCTGGACAAGGATTTATCAAGGTAACTAGCGTATCAACTACACAAAATATCCAAGACATCAATGGATTAAACTTAAGTAATCTACAAATTCTATGGAATGACCCTGCTAATCCAAACTGGCTAGAACAATTCAATACAATCATCAATGCCGCATTGATCACTTCACAGCGAATTGGTAAACCAGGTAACTCTCAAGACATTTTAGGTATTACAACAAGTGAGTATGCAATTCAAATTCCTGCTACATCACTACCAGTAGTTCCATTTAACGCAACTGTTGACAATCAAAATATGAATTTTGAATTAGTCAGCGCAAGTAGTGTTGGGGAAGACTATGTATATGAAGTTCCCCCTGCACCAAGTGGTAAGTTCAATATACTATATCGCAACGACCAATTAGGTTTTGGTAGCCCTAACACAGGATTCTTTTTCTATTTTGTACAGGGCAGTTTACAAAACTACGATTTCACATTACAACAGCAAATTTCTAATCAAAATATTGCAATTGGTAATATTCAAGGTGTCAACAATAGTGATACTTGGTTATATCAATTAAATAGCGATGGAACTAGAACTCCTTGGGTTCAAGTAGACAACGTATATGCAAATGCACAACTGCAAACAGAATTCTCTAACAAAGATATTTTTTCTGTAACTTCAGGTTTCAATGATACTGTTACATACATCTTTGGTGATGGTGTGTTCTCTGCTATCCCAGTAGGAAACTTTAGAGCATATGTTCGTTCAGGTAACGCATTAACATATGTAATTCAACCTAGCGAAATGAACGGAATCAGCGTTTCATTCACATATCTTGACCAAACAGGTCGCGCCCAAACAATTACATTTGGCTTGACATTAACACAAACAGTAAGTACAGCGCAAGCAAGAGAAACACTTGCAAGTATTAAACAACGTGCCCCAACACGCTACTATACACAAAATCGTATGGTCAATGGTCAAGACTATAATGACTTCCCGTACTCACTGTATAGTTCAATCATTAAAAGTAAGGCTATTAATCGCAGTAGCATTGGTGCTTCAAAAAGTTTAGATTTGCTTGATCCAACAGGTAAATTCTCAAGCATTAATTGTTTTGGGGATGACGGTGCTTTATATCAAGACACTACCCCTGGTTTTTATACACTTACAATTAATAGTACCAGTGATATTATCAATTTCTTTACTGGCGCACTATCAGCAGTATTGGCAGCAAACAGAGCAACTCAATACTATATTCAAAACTATCCTCGATATGCAATTAATTCATCTACAGTAACTGGCGCACCAGTATACTGGAGTACAGCACAAGTTAATGCAAGCACAGAATCAGGTTATTTTTATGAAATTAGTGGTGCATTACAAATTCCACAACCAATTGGCATCTATGCTTCAAGTAATTTGAAGTATTTGTCACCAGGTGCAGTATTACAATTTACTGCTCCTAATGGATATTACTTTGACAGCAACAATAGACTACATGCTGGTATTGGTGGTGCAGGTACAACTACTACGATTTGGTCAACAATTACTAACGTTATTGGTGACGGTAGTAACAGTGGTACTGGTAACTTTAGTAACGGCACTGGTCCCGTAACACTTAGTGGGTATGTTCCTGATGGCGTTACATTAACACAAGTTATTCCAGCATTCAGCAATGCGGTGCCAACAACTGTTATTCAAGAGTGTGTGGTTCTTATGGAACTACAACAGAATTTTAGTTTAGTATTTGATAATTCAATTGCTATCAATCAACAACGTTGGTTTATTGAAGCATATGATTACCCAAACAGTTTTGTTCAATTCCAAAGCATGGGTAACAACATTTACAGTATTACATATCAAGCATTAACATATTATTTTGGTAGTGTTGCAAGTACACGTTTTGCATTTAACCCTAACCAAGTTGTGTTTGATCCATACTCAGGTAAAGTGTTACAAGATTTTATTAACATTTTACAAGTTAACTCACAACCAGATTCAAGTCAGCCTTTAGGCAATGATGTTGTAGTTAATATTCTTGGTCAAACTGTACAAAGCGATGGTTATGTAGATGACTTCCAAGTTGAAGTTGCGGCAACCAGTGTGGATAACAATCAATTAGTATTAAGCCCTGACTTCTTTAGTGAAGTCACAGGTTATGTAAACGGTGGAACAAACATTGGTGTATATGTGTTCTTTCAAATCGTAACCGATCCATTAAACTTACAACAAAATTATATTATTCCTACAAGTAGTGTTTGCTATACATATCCTACAATCACACAGATTGAAGTAAACAAATATCAATATCCTGTTGGTCAGTTATTCTTTGCTTATAGCGAAACCAATGCACAAGGTGGTACAGGTAATTTCTATGTTTCTGTTCAAGAACCAAATGTAATAACACCATCATATACAATGGTATTGCAATCAGATTATACTTGGAAAGCAGGTCGTCAAGGTCTTGCATTCCAATATCGTCACAACAGTAACAACACAACTAGAATTGATCCAGTGACAACTAACATCATTGATTTGTATGTTGTAACTCAATCATATTATACTGCTTACACACAATGGGTAACTGATATTACTAACACAGTACCATATCCTTCAATGCCAACCATAAATGATTTAACACAAGAATATGGAAAACTAGACGATTATAAAATGTTGAGTGATGCATTGATATTAAATAGTGTAGTGTTCAAACCTTTGTTTGGACCTAAGGCAAATAGTGCGTTGCAAGCAACTATTAAAGTTGTTGCAAATTCAACCACTAATGCAAGTGATAGTGAAATTAGAAGTGCTGTTTTAACTGCTATGAATAATTATTTTGATATTAACAATTGGAATTTTGGTGACACATTCTACTTTAGTGAATTGGCATCATATCTTCATAATGAATGCGGCGATTTAATTAGTTCTGCTGTATTGGTACCAAATGATCCAAGTCAGCCGTTTGGAACATTATATGAAATCAAATGTTTACCTTATGAAATTTTCGTAAATGCGGCTGTACCTGATACAGTGGTAGTGATACCAGCAAATACCCCTGCACAACTTCAGGTAGGATACTTATAAAATGGCAAATACAAATAGAGTTAGAACACTTAATTTCTTACCAGAAATTTTTCAGACTACTAGCAACCAACAATTTTTATCTGCTACACTTGACCAATTAGTAAATCCTCCCAACTTACAACGTATTCAAGGTTACATTGGAAGTAAGTTTGGTTACGGTGTTAACCCAAACGATTACTATGTTACAGAACCTACAAAAACTAGAAGAGAATATCAACTAGATCCAGGCGTTGTAATTAAAAAGACAAATGAAAATACTGCAAAAGATTTTATTACATACCCAGGTATCCTTGACGCATTAAATCTACAAAACGGTGTTACTAACAATAACAATCGTTTGTTTAATAGTCAGTTCTACTCATGGGATAGTTTTACCAATCTAGATAAGATCATTAACTTTAATCAATACTATTGGTTACCTTTTGGTCCACCTTCAGTAACAGTAGCATCACAAACTGTTTATTCTACAGAGCAATATGTTGTAACGTCATTAGACAATGGTTATAATATTCGTATTGCTTCAGCTGAAACAGGTGAAATTAATCCAACACTAACATTGTTGCGCGGTGGCACTTACACATTCTTAGTTGATCAAGATACTCAATTTTGGATTCAAGGTCAACCAGGTGTAACTGGCTACAGTCCTACGCAAACTAACTTATATACACGTAATGTATATGGAGTAGAAAACAACGGTGCAACTCAAGGTTATGTAACATTTACAGTTCCTGCCGCAGACGCACAAAACGAATATCAATTTCCTGCTAGTGGTGTAAATCTTGATTTAGTATGTACTACACCATTTAGCCAAATCAACGGACAACTATTGTCAACAATAGGTGCAATTGATGGTGTCACATCATTGCAAGGTCTACAGATTATGTTTTATAACACAGGAATTCCTAACGAAACTGGGTATGTACAAACATATTATTCTGAAACTTCATATGACACTAATGATAACACATTAGTTCAACCTCTTACAATTTCAGTTAACCAAACAGCGGCTAATGTCTTTACATTAGCAAGTGGAACAAACGCATCATTAAATGTAAATGACACTATTACATTTAACAATCCTACATTCGGTGGAGTAACTGCGGGTAGCGTATATTTTATTAATGGTTTAGTGGGAACAACAGGCTTCACTATTTCTGCTACATTAGGGGGTTCTATTTTAACATTGACCAACGCAACAGGTTTAATGACTGCTAATACAAATCAAGGTTTGTTAGAAGAGGGTTATTATACCACTGTTGCAAACAACTTCTATACAGTTGAATATGTTGGTGATCCTGCTAACCCAGTTATTAGATTGATTCCAAGTGGAGTTATTCCTACTAATCAAACTATTACGCCAGCATTTGGTGTACAGTATAATAATTTACCCTTCTATCGCAACACAGTGGGTACAATTGCAGAAGTACCTTATATTAGTGCGCCCCTAAACACATTATACTATCAAGATGGTACAAACGCTGACAGCGTTGGTGTTATTAAATTAATTGAAAGCAATCTTTCAAACACAATAAACGTTACAACTGACATTTTAGGACAAAAAACATTTACTAGCACAAATGGTGTTGTGTTTACAAATGGATTAAAAGTAAGTTTTGACGGTGACGTTATCCCAACAAGTTATTTGTCAGGTGAATACTACGTAGAAGGCGTGGGTACTGCTATTGAGTTGATCCCAGTTAACTCATTGATCTGCCCTGAAGGATTTACTGAGGCAGTTTATAATCCATATGATTCTACTAATTATGATATTGGTAACTGGGACTTAACAGACTTTGTTCCTGTATTACCTGATTACATTACTATTGCTAGAAATAGTATTAACAAAAACGCATGGTCACGTAGTAATCGTTGGTTCCACATTGATGTAATTAATGCAACTGCATCTTACAACAATGATCCTACGATTCTTACAATTTATGCGTCTGCTACAGCAAAAGCACAACGTCCAATTATTGAGTTTTACCCTAACCTACAATTGTTTAATTCAGGTATTATTGGTAAACAAGCAGTTGACTTTTTTGACACAAGAACAACAGATGCATTAACACAAGTTGCAGATCAACAAAACTACTATCCTGATATCCAAGTATATAGTACATATACAGCAACCGTTGCCGGGGTTACAAATGCAACATCAACTACAATTACAATTAACGCAAGTGCAGTAACAGGAACACTACAACAGTACCAATATATTACTGATTCTACAAACTTGTTGCCTAGAAACTCACAAATTCAATCAATTGCATTGAATAATGGAGTATACACATTAAATGTATCATGGCAAAATGCAACTACATTTAATACAACTACTGTAGCAAGTATTGTTGCTAGCGACACAACTGTAAACAATTATGCATTGTTCTCAGGTGCTAGAGTTATTTTCTCAGCAGACCCAACAGTAAGCAACACAATTTTTGTTGTCAACTTGTCTACTCTAACAACTGGCTCAACACCAGTTATCACAATGACTCCTGCTGAAGATAGCCCATGCTTAACAAATGAACAAGTTGCTGTGTTGCGTGGTTACTATCATCAGGGTGAAAGTTATTATTATACTGGCACAAGTTGGGATTTAGCACAAGAAAAAACCAATGTAAATCAAGCACCTTACTTTGATATGTTTGATAGCAATGGTGTAAGTTTTGGCGACCCATCAGTTTATCATAGTACAACATTTACAGGTACTACACTATTTCAGTATGGTGTAGGTATAGGCTCAATCGATACTGTTTTGGGTTTCCCTATATCGTACAGTTCTATTGATAACCAAGGCGATATTCAGTTTGACGTAACACTTAACTCAGACACATTTAATTATGTGAACGGCGCCACACCTATAACTGAAAATATTAACACAGGTTACGTTTACAACTACACAGTGGACAGAACATTGTTCAGACAATTGGGTTGGCAAACTGCTGTAGCACCTAGTGTACAATATCAATATTTTGAAATTCCATATAGCCCTGCTACAACAACATACACGTGTGATATTGCGGCATTAACTGGAACAGCGGCAACTGATGCTGTTTGGCCAGTGGTACAAGTTTATATTGACAACGTATACCAATCTCCAACCTCATATACATACACAGTAGGAACAAATTCTACTACTATTGTACTTCCACAACAACCTTCAACTGCAACACTAGTTCAAATTCTATTGTTAAGTAATCAGGTAAGTACAACTGGATATTATCAAATTCCTATCAATTTGAGTAATAATCCATTGAACACAAATATTACTGTTGCTAACGTTGGTGATATTCGCAATCAATATCAAAGTATTTTTTACAATAATCCTAATACAACAGGTCAAGTATTTGGCCCTAACAACTATAGAGACTTAGGAGATATTGTTCCATATGGTACTGCTATTATTCAAAATAGCGCAAGTCTAGTATTGCCCGGAGCACTACTACGTGTACCTGATCACAATTTATTCAATGCGTTATTGTATAACAGCCGTGAATATGTTAACTATAAACAATTAATTGTAAGTACAGTTAGCAACACAAACTTTACACAAACATATAACCCTGCGCAAATTTTAGATATTGCACTAGCGCAAATTACTCAATCTAAGAGTCCTAACCAATCATTCTTCTGGTCAGACATGATTCCTTCACAAGCGCCTTATAGAAGTAATATCTATACATTTAACAATGCACTAGACACATCAATCTACCCATTGTCACAAGTTTATAATTTTGAAACAGCAAATTATAATGGTGTATTGGTATATCGCACAACAAAGATTAACGATTATCAAACTGTTACTGAACAGTTAATTAAGGGTCAAGATTATACAGTAAGTACAACTGCACCTTCACTTGAAGTTACTATTGAGTTGAATGCAGGAGACACAATTACAATTAATGAATATAATCAAACTTATGGAAGTTATGCTCCAAATACTCCAACTAAGTTAGGATTATATCCCGCATTTGTTCCTGAAGTTGTCTTAGATAGCGACTACTATACACCTACATATTTTATTAAAGGACACGATGGTTCATTTACTAAGTTATACGGTGAGTATATAAACGGTGTATTACAAGACTATCGTGACCAAGCATTATTAGAATTTGAAACACGTGTTTACAATAACTTGAAGTTAAGTAACACAATTCCAATTCAAGCATATGATTTGATTCCTGGTTATTTCAGACAGGGTACACAGCAATATTCTAATCAAGAATGGTTAGAAATGTACAGTACTAATTTCTTAAATTGGATTGGTCAAAATCGTTTAAATTACAAAACACAATACTATAACACAAACGATCCATTTAGTTATAACTATACCAACTCAGGTAACAAGTTAGACAGTACTCCAATTCAGCAGGGTTACTGGAGAGGTGTATATCAATATTTCTATGATACAACAACTCCAAATGAAACACCTTGGGAAATGTTGTACTATCCAAATCAACCAAGTTGGTGGACAGAACGTTATGGTCCTGCCCCATATACAAGTGATAACTTAGTGTTATGGAACGACATTGCAAACGGCGTTCGTTGGGAAGATGGTGTACCTGTAACAGTTCCTGAACTAGCACGTCCTGGCTTACTAAACATACTACCAGTTGATAGCGCAGGTAACTTAGTAAGTCCTTTTGTATCAATTGTTGGTAACTATAATCCTAACACATTCCAAAAAGATTGGGTTGTTGGTGATGATGGCCCAACTGAATTAAGTTACAGAAGAAGTAGCACATGGCCGTTTGATTTCATGAGACTTCAAGCATTGATGAAACCTGCTGAATTCTTTAACTTGGGTGTATGGGTTGACAATTACAAATACAATGCAGAGTTTAATCAGTACCTAGTTAATGATAGAAGTCACTTAGTGCCTAATGAAATTCCTGTATATGGTAGTGGCACAGCCGTAACCAGTTACTTGAACTGGATTGTTGACTTTGAAAAACAACAAGGTATCGATGCTACAACAAATCTAACAACGTTATTCAACAACTTAGATGTAAGATTGGTTTACAGATTGGCTGGCTTCAGCGATCAAAATCAATTGGCATTCTATGTTGAAAAAGCAAGTCCAAACACAACAAGTTCATCATTGTTGATTCCAAATGAGAGTTATAATATTCTTTTATATGATAACCAACCATTTGATAGAATCCCTTATAGTTCTGTTGTTGTACAACAAAATGATGGTTACTACACAGTATTTGGTAACGCACAACAATTTGCATACTTTACTGTATTGAACCCAGTTTATGATGGTCAAACTTATGCAATTGACATTCAGTCAGCAAAAGTTAAGGTAGCAAAAAACTATTCAACAAAAGAAACAATTGTTCCTTATGGTACATCGTTTTACAGTACACAAGAACTTGCACAATTCTTAACTAGTTATGGAGCATGGCTACAAGATAGAGGTATGATATTCCAAGACATTCAAAATGGTCTTGAAGTAACATGGAATCAAATGGTTGCTGAGTTCTTATACTGGTCACAAACAGGTTGGGGTACAGGCTCAGTAATTACATTGAATCCTGCGGCAACACTATTGACTATCGATAAAGTTGATTGTGTTGTTCAACCATTAACTATCCAAGATCAAAACTTTGTATTGAATCAAAACTTATATCCAATTCAATTGAAGGATATGTGTATTGAACGTAATGATACACAGTTTACATTACACGCATTAAATCAAGGTGATGCATTTAGTTATGCACAATTTGATCTAGGTAATTTTGAACACGGCATCGTATTTGACAATACAACACAATTCAATGATACAATTTATAACCTAGTAACAGGTCTACGTCAAATTAGAATTAATGTGCGTGGTGCAAAAACTGCGGATTGGAACGGTACTGTAAATGCTTGGGGCTTTATCTTGAATCAAGATAACGTACAAGAATGGTCACCTAACTTAAAATATACTAAAGGACAGATCGTTCTTTACAAGAACAAGTATTGGGTAGCACAACGTGTTATCGAACCAACAGCAACATTTAATCAACAGAATTGGAAAGAAACAAATTACAATGCTGTACAGATAGGTATGCTGCCTAACCCATCAACACGATCATTTGAAAGTGCGTTATATTATAACACAAATGTTAGTAACTTGTCACAAGATGCCAACTTACTAAGTTATAGTTTGATTGGTTACAGACCAAGAGATTACTTAGCAACAGCAGATTTGACAGACGTTACACAAATTAACGTTTATCAAAACTTAATTAAAAACAAAGGAACACGTAATGCAGTAAACGCATTCCAAGGTGTTACTTTACCACAAGGTGGTATTAGTTATAATGTCTATGAAAACTGGGCAATCTTGCAAGGTGAGTTTGGTGGTGTAGCAAATAACAATTTTGTACAATTTAGAATTAACCAAGCAAATATGACCGGAGATCCATCAATCTTTAGTTTAACTAATGGTGTGTATACTCCTGGCTCAATGCAAGAAATTCCTATCTATAGTTTATACAACTATAAACACAATATTGATAATCCAAACATCTTGTTAACAACAAATGATGCAGAACCTAGCACAACAAACATTTATCCAGACGCAGGTTATGTAAACTTTAACGATGTTAAAATGTCAAGTTACTTCTACTCTGGATTACCTAGAGCAACTGATATCACTGGTCAAATTGTTCCTATTCAGAATTTCTACGTAAGAGATTATGTATGGTTGGCTAATTTCTTGAACACATGGAATGTATATTCATTAAAACCAATTGGTCAAGTAATTCAAGTTAGAAACAATTTAAACAAAACAGCAACAATTACATTTGCAGAACCACACGGACTAAGCAAATTACAACCATTAGCAATCGTCAACTTTGCAAACAATGTAGACGGATATTATATCGTTACACAAGTTGTAAATTTAAATGAAGTTATTATCAATCTCAATGTAGCAACTGCAAATCAAAATACATTGACTGGTCAAGGTATTGGTTTAATCTTTGAAACACAAAGAGCTGCAACACCTTCAGAAATTGGATTGTTAGACTTAACTGAAGCAGACTTTATTACAAATACAGTTTGGGTTGATGAAAACACAGACGGTAACTGGGCAGTCTATCAAAAGACTATCAATTATCAATACAATCAGCAATTAGAAAAGCCATATGCAACTAATTTTGGTACTGCTGTTTCATACTCACCTGAAATGGGATACTTAGTTAGCGATGCACCTCAAGGTAATGTTTATAGATATGTGTACGACCCATTATCATCACAATCAACAGGACAACCTGTTTATGACATATCACAAACGTTAACTGGTGGTACAAGTTTTGGTACAACAATTGTTCATCAAAATAACATTTATGCTATTAGTGAACCAACAAGTGGTACACCAAAAGTATACATTTACGCATTAAATGATAGCACAGTTTCAACTGCGGCTATTCTCTATCAAACTATTGCGGCACCCGGTGGTGTAACTAATTGGGGTAGTGCATTGGCAATGTCAGGGGATAACAATTGGTTGTATATTTCTGACATAGCAAATAATAATGTTTACGTATATCGCAGAGAACAAGTTCTATTGAACGCTGGTTACTTTGTAACAGGACAAACATATACAATTCAAAGTATTGGTACAACAGACTTTACAGCAATTGGCGCAGTTGCAAACGATGTAGGTATTACGTTCGTTGCTACAGGTGCAGGTACCGGTACCGGCACAGCGTTGCAAGTAACATATGCGCAATCAACTGTAATCAGTGGTTCATCAACTGCTGGTTCAGTATCAGGCGATAATTTCAGTGCTTCATTGTCAACTGACTATTATGGTCAAACATTATTTGTTGGCGCACCTGATGTAAATTACAGTTCAACAATTGAAAATTGGGGTAGTGCATATGCATACCAAAGAACAGTTCAAAACGTTGAAGCACAACAAACTAGTGTTGCTGGACAAATTCAGTCATTTACATTAGGTTGGACACCAACAGCAGGAGCAACAAGAACAGCAAGTGCAACTAATGGTAGCACAAACTACATTACATGTAATGCAGCCATGACTGGCTTTGCAGTAAATCAAGCCGTAGTCTTTAATGGTAGTAACTTTGCTAACTGTGGTATTAAGCCAAACGTTGTTTACTACATTGCTGGTATTTCAGGTTCAACAATTTCTATCAAAACATCACGTTCATCAACAACGCCTGTGCAATTAACTACTGCTAGTGGCTTGTCATTTGGTGTGTATGTACAAGTTGATCCATTATATGTTACAGTTAACGGTACATTAGTACAAGACAACAACTATGGTGTAATTGGTAATCAATTTGTTTACAGTGGTGCATTGCAAGCAGGTGACATTATCAACATTAGTGATAATCAATACACATTAGTACAAAACTTCAATTCACAGTTCAATGACAGAACCGGGATACATTATGGTTATGCAATGGACATGAACACATTTGGTACTGAAGTATTAGTGGGTTCACCATTTGAAATCAATGACACTACAGGTGAAGAAGGTGCTACTTATAGATATACTAATGTTGGTGCCAAATATGGTGTTATTATTGGTACATCTGTATGTAATTTGTTGTCATCACAATACTTGTTTATAAATGGATACTTGTTATTCTTGACAGCAGGTGATGCAACATCAATTGCTAACCAAATCAATTCAAGCAAAATTACTAACGTACAAGCATCTGTAACAACTGATGGTATGTTAGTGATTCAAGTAATTGATAGCGAAATTGCACAACCTAACAATCAACTATCAATCTCTGTTGTTAATGAAGATGTGCTAGATCAATTGGGTCTTGATGTATTTGTTAATACACAAGTTCTTGTGTCACCATATGCAGTTGGCCCAACAGAATTTGGTACAGCAATTAAATTCAATGAATCTGGAAGTGTAGTAATTTCTGCGCCAGTTGGCACACGTTATGAGTTCACATCATTTGACTTTACTGACAACGGTACACCTGATTTAGACACCGTGTTTGATAATAACGCAACACGATTTGTTGACAGTTATCCAAACGCAGGTGCAGTATACATGTATGATTATCTTGGTAACTACAATGAAAATGTTGCAAACCCTGGACAATTTGTATTTGCTCAATCTGTAAATTCACAAAACACAAGTTATGGATTCAATCCATTATACGGTGCAAGCCTAGATTTTAACAACAACACAGTTGTTGTTGGTTCACCTGACTTCTTGCCAGGAGTATCAGATGGGCAAGTTGTAATCTATGACAACTCAGTTGGTACACAAGACTGGGGCATTTATAGACAAAGCGCACCTATTGTTGATATCAACAGTATCAGCAACTCACAATTGTTTAGTGCTACATCAAACAACACACTAGTAAATCTAGATTATATCGATCCATTACAAGGTAAGATTCTTGGCTCAGTAAGACAAAATCTAGATTTTGTAACAAATACTGATCCTGCAAGATACAATAGTGATTTAGCAAGCCAAACAGGTTATGTTTGGGGAGCAAACGAAGTTGGTAAAACATGGTTTAATACAAACAATGTACGCTTTGTTAACTATCATCAAAACGATGTAGTGTATAATAGCAAGTACTGGGGTCAGGTATTCCCAGGAAGTGATGTTGCCGTTTACACATGGGTAGCAAGCAATGTGCCTCCTCAGAATTATCAAGGTCCGGGTACTCCGTTAGACATTACATTATATGCTATTAGCAGTACATTAAACGCAAGTAGTGTTGTTGTACCTATCTATTATTTCTGGGTGCGTAACACAAACTTGATTTTTAGCGAAACAGGAAAAACTCTAAGCGATACTATTCTTGCGCAATACATTGCTAACCCACGTGGGTCAGGTATTAGTTTTATGGCTCCTGTATTACCAAACACATTTGCAGTTTATAACAGTTTAAGTTATTTCAATGGTACTGATACTGTGTTCAATATTGCATATAGTAGCAATCAAGATTCAGGAAGTGATATCTATCACCAACAATTTGCTCTTATTAAAGAAAATTATGCAGAAGATTTCTTGCCAGGATTCCCGCAGTATGCGTATATAAGCAGTGCTTTGAGTGAACCTAATGGTTTATATTTAAGATTTATTAACAGTTTGGCAGGATGTGACGATGCAGGTGGAGTAGTACCTGATCCATACTTACCAATTCAAGTTCAATCGGGTGTTCAAGTAAGACCAAGACAAAGTTTCTTCCTTGATAGATTCTTAGCACTTAAAAACTATTTGACATTTGCTAATGAAGTGTTAGCACAATATCCAATCGTTGAACTAAGAGAAAATTTAGACTTCTTGTACACAGTAGGAGATATTAATCCTGGTACAGGCTTACCATACTACGACACAACTAACTATTGGGAATTTGTCAACTGGTGGGCTCCTGGCTACAGCGACAACACACGCTCTGTACTACAAGTTCCATTATACGCTGACTTAGCAACATTGAATGTAAGTGCAGGTACAATTGTAACTGTTGCACAAAACGGTGCAGGTAAATTTGAAGTTTATATTACTGACGGATTAGGAAACTGGACACGTATTGGTTTACAACAAGGTACTATTCAGTTTAGTAGCGCATTATGGGATTACTCAAGTGCAGGCTTAGGTTGGGACGGAAACTTCTTTGATACAAACGTATTTGATTTGTACCCAAGCGAAGAAACACGTTATATTGTTCGTGCATTAAACGAGCAAATTTATACTGCGGACTTGTTGATTTATAGAAATCAAAGTTTGATTTTACTATTCCAATATATCCAAAGCGAAACAACCTCATCACAAAACTTCTTACCTTGGTTGAATAAAACATCATTGGTTGACGTAGATCATAAGATTCGTGAATTGTTACCACTTGAAGTATATCAAGGTGACAATGAAGTATTCTTAGAAGGTTACTTAAATGAAGTTAAACCTTATCACGTAACTATCAAACAATTTAGTTTTAGTTATACAGGTAATGATGTATTTGAAGGTAACATCACAGACTTTGATTTGCCAGCACAATGGAATAATACTTATCAAGAGTTTATCAGCCCTGAATTAGTTTATACATTACCAAACAACGAATATGAATATTTGCCAAGCAGTTCAATTTGGCAAACAGAAGCATATAACCAATGGTATCAAAACTATGGCGTTTCATTAACTGGTCAAGATAATTACAACATTACAACACTAGTTTCATACTTAACTCCAAGTTCTAAGTATATTATTGTTGATAACGCTAATGGTTTCCCAATTAATGGTACAATCACTATTGACGGCGAACAAATTGGATATTCATCAGTAGACCGTGCATTAAATCAACTAAGTGGATTAGTACGTGGATACAACAGTACTGTTGTTACTAACCATATCCCTGGTGCTAAAATTTATATTGACTTACCTGCTGTCTTACTATTGAGCGGTGGTAATGGTTATAGTAATCCTCCAAGAGTAACTGCGGTAATTGATGAAACATTATACCCTGCTCCAAGAACTCCTGCTGTATTAGAAGCAGTAATGAATTTAGATTCGGTATTGGAAATTAATGTTATTATCCCAGGTTCAGGATATCCTGTATTACCCACAATTGTTATTGAACCATCATCTACAATTTATTTTGCAAATACACAAGTCAATTCAGTATTGCACACTATTACAGTTTATGCACCTGATTTAGTAACAGGTTCACAAGTTCAATACTTTAACGATACATCAACAAATAATGGAGTTGGTGAGTTAGCAGACGGACAATGGTACTATATCAATGTCTTAGAAACCACTCCTACTGCGGTAGTTGCACTTTATGTAACTTATTCAGATGCAATCAATGATGCTAACAGAATTCCAATCTTTAATAATGGAACAGGTAGCGCATTCTCATTGAATCTTGGTGCTAGAGCATCAGCAATTTCTACTGCTTACCCAGTACGTGAAAACAGTATTAGAATGAAGTTCGATAGAACTACATACAATTCACAAGTACAAGATTGGCAGTCTAGTGCATACTACGGCGCATTCTTTGCTGGTAGTTATCGCAACAATGAAGACTTCTCAAGTTCAGATGTAAGTTTAGAAAGTACTACACCTCCTATTCAATATATTACTGCGGCTTCAGGTGGCGGCGTAGTATTTGAAATTAGTGATGTTACAAACGATCAACAAGTTGAATGGTCTTCATTTGTAAGATATGTTGGGGCCACAGTAGCATCTAACAATTCTATTAAATTGATTCCACAAGATGGAAACAATGATCCTAACAATCCACAGCCAAATGCTTCTGGTACAACTGTTGGTTTCTATGTTGGTATGCCAATTCAATTTAATGGAGTGGGCATTGGTGGACTTGTGGGTTCAACTACAAGTACCCCAGTAATTTACTATGTACATAGCATTATTGATGAATTATACTTTACAGTATCATTATCAGTAGGTGGTCCTATTGTAACATTAACATACGCAACAGTTGGAGCCGCAGGCTTAGAATGTTTAACTGCAAGTGTTACAAACACAGCAGTATTGACTGTAAACTACCCAGGTATTATCACAGTTACAAATACTACAGCAGTAACTAATGTATTCACTGCCCCAGTATCAGCAATTGGTACAGGTGGTACTAATGGATTCTATGTGGGTATTCCATTATTCTTCACTGAAGGTTTAATTGGTGGTGTTGTATTAAATCAAGTTTACTATGTTTCAACAATTATTGACGAAGAAAACTTTACAATTTCTTCATCACCTACGCCATTAAGCACTACCGTTCTTTCTACAGCAAGTTCAACTAATATTGTAACTGTTTATACTACAGAAGGTATGAAGGTTAACGATCCATTAATCTTTAACAACATGGTGATCAGTGGTAGTAGTGTAACTGATTTTGGTAACATTATTTCAGGTGTAACTTATTACATTAAAGAAATTATTAATTCTACAGAAATTACAATTTCTCAATATGTAAACAGTACTGTATTCCCATTAACAACCGTGGCTGCAAGTAGTACAACAAGTGCATTGGTAACTGATCAAAGTTCTAGCACACAGTTGACTACTGGTTTAGGCGCAATGATAATGAATGTCAATTTACCAATTAGCCCAGGACAAATCAATGGACAATTGTTTAACTTGTATGAAACATCTGGACAATATCCTAATATTGGTACAGGTGTTATCAGTGAATTAATTGGCAACACAGTTAATGCTACAATTCAAACTGTAAATTATGTTGCATTTAGTAACCAACAACCAACTCAATTTATGTATGCTAACATGCCAGTTAGATTTAATACTTCAATTGGTGGATTAAGCACAAACACAACTTACTACATTAAATCACTTGGTGTAATTTCTGTAAACTGTACAACTACAAGTTCATCAACCAATCAGATTACATGTAATAGTACATCTACATTGTATGTTGGCATGCCTATCAAATTCAGTGGTGTGTCATTAGGTGGTATTACAATTGGACAAACATATTTTGTTAAATCTATTGTAGACAGCACACACTTTACAATTAGTGCAACGTCAGGTGGTTCAACATTAGTGTTGTTCACATCAAACGGTGAAATGGTTGGTACTGGCGACCCGTACATGGTTGTTTCTGCAACATTGGGCGGTAGCGCAGTATCATTAACATCAAGTACAGCAAGATCAAGTTTTGTTCAATATCCAACTGCTAATCCAACATTTGATATTTCTTATGCGGTTGGTGGATATATTGCAATCATTAATTCTGCGGCATCTGGATTTGCAGTTAACAACGTAATCACAATTTATGGATCATACGTTGGTGGTACAACACCTACTAATAATGTGACATTGACAGTAAACACAATTGGAACTGACGGACAAATCACTGGCGTAATTGCATCAGGAACTGTACCGGCAAGTTCATCAAGTTACTATCTAAAAGTCGTATCTCCAAATCAATTGGCAGTTTACAGTAATCCATTGTTGACTGTTCCTGTAAGTGGACTAGACATACCTTATGTTGGATTCACAGTTGAAACAGTTACAGGTGTTAACTCATCAACCAATGCATTGACAATTGCAGATACTACACAATTCTCTCAATACGATGCGGTTGTGTTTACTGGCAATACAAGTATTGCACAAACTAATATTGTTCCTAACCAAACATATTACATTTATCAAATTCTAAGCCCAACAACATTTACAATTTCTACTGCACCAGGTGATGGTTCTACTGTAGTTACTATGGTAACTACAATCGCCGTAAACTTCACAATGGCAAAAGCAGGAAGTTTTGCAGTATTACCTCAACCGTTCTACTTCAATCAAAGTATTGTGAAGTATAACAACAGAATATATCAATGTATTATTTCTAACAATGATAGTGAATTTATCTTTGGTAAGTGGCAGTTGTTAGACAGTGATAGTAATTTATTAAACGCTATGGACAGGGTAATTGGTTACTATCAACCAACTGCAAACATGCCAGGTGTAGACTTGACACAGTTGTTTGAGGGTGTAACTTATCCTAACTCGACATATTATGGTAATCAATTTGCTCCCGCAAATCAATATCCTGTAGATACAATTCTACAAGATCAACCATTCTATCCAACAGAAGTAGATATTACTAGCGTAATTTGGAATGGCGCAACATACTTAGCAACAAGTAACTTACCAACATATTCGGCAGTATTGATTAGCCCAGATGGTATTAACTGGAGTATTGATACACTGGCAAATATTAATGTTGACATTACAGATATTCTTTATGCAGGTGGTTTCTATGTAATCACAACTACAAATAGTGCAACACCTATCTATAGAAGCAATGACGGTATCAATTGGACAACAAATGGTTACTATACCCCATATAGCGATCAACCATACGATACTACAGAGTATGATTCAACATCAATCAACGTAGCCCAACTTGCATTGCAAGCAGTAACATATTCAAATGGATATTATATTGCAGTTGGTGACAACATTGTTAGAAGTGCAGACACATATAACTGGGTAGAAGTTCCAATCTTCCCTAACACATTAACAAGTTATGAGTTCTATGCAATTGCAAACGTTACATTGCCATCATTTACTGGATTAATTGCAGTGGGTAGTGGTCTACGTCCTGACGTAACGTCAGGTGTTACTGAGCAAGTAAGCACTAATGTAATATTCTATAGTACAAACAATGGATTAAATTGGACACAAGTTAACTCATTAACACCAAATGGATTCTATGGAATTGCAGGCAACAACTCATTAATTCTTGCAGTTGGTTCAGGTGGTGTAATCTATTACAGCACTAACGGTGCAAGTTGGTTAGGTCTAAATCAAGTTCAAGTGATTTCTATCAATGCCGCAACTAACGTTATTAACGTAACTAATAGTGCTGGATTTGTATTAAATCAACCTGTGCGATTCAGTCAAGCGTTTGGTGGTCTAAGCACAAATACAACATACTATATTGTAAGTATTACCGGCGGAGCAATTAAAGTTTCATTAACACCAAGTGGTTCAGCAATTGTATTGACAAATGTAAACCCAAGTGCAGACCAAACAATGATGTTTGCGTATAATTCTGCTAACCCAAATCCAGCAACGTTGCGTGATATCATTTATGCAAATGGTATTTGGATTACAGTTGGTGATACTGGTACTATTAAGACATCTACAAATGGATTTAGTTGGACTACACAATCATCAGGTACTGTACAAAACTTACACTCAGTAACTTATAATAATACAACAAGCACATTTACAGTTGTTGGTGATAATAATACTATTTTAGAATCTACAAACAACGGTGTGTCTTGGTCAGATATTTCTGTATTCAATGTTGCTCCTACTGTATACGATGTACAGGGTGCAGAATTCCCATATGGTTATGGTCCAGAAGAATTAGTTCCAGGTGTTGTAACAGACAGTATGGCTATGACAGTTATTACACGTCCTGGTACATTGTGGCCAGTAGTTGAATATTCAAATGCAGGTTATAATTCTGTATCATTAGAATTGACACCAACATCAGCAAGCCAAACTGTATACAGTTTTGCAAGTGCATCGCATTATCCTGCACAAGTTCGTGTGCAAGTACTTGATTCAACTACAATGTTGGGTACAACATTAGATGCAAGTGCATACACAGTTGATTGGATTAATAAGTCAATTACTCTTAACACTCCGTTGTCATACTTACCAAACACACAAAAATTAAGAATTGATGTATATGAAGTTGGTAACGGTAGTCAATTGGTTAAATCTAATACTGATACTAACCCTATTAGAAACAACACAGTAACAGGATTTGATGAGATTTACTTAGATTGTAATTACAGCCAAAACATTTACAGTGGTAGCGGTGTGATTCAACAAGGTACATACCCTATCAACACATTAGCAACTGAAACTTTTGCAGAAACTAACTATATTACATGTGCAAGTATTAGTAATTTCATATTGAACACACCTATTACATTCTTAGGTAATGTGTTCGGTGGTATTGTTGCTGGTACACAATACTATGTAAAATCAATTAGTACTGCAACAAATCAAATTACAATTTCAGCAACATACAATAGTGTAACTGGTCAAGCAGGCCCAACCCTTGCATTGACTACTGCTACAGGTAGTATGGACGTTGCGATTGAAGTAGGTAACGGTCTTGTATGGACAGCACCAATTGTTTACTTAAACGGTACACAATTGGTAATGGGCGTAACAAACAATGTTATTGCTACAACAGCAGGAACTAATGCAATCACAACAAACTCAACAAGTGGTTTGATTGTTGGCACTCCTATTATGTTCAGTAGCACAATTTTTGGTGGTGTCATTCAACCATTGACAACATACTATATTAGTAGTATTATTGATATATATGACATTACAATCAGTGCAACTTTAGGCGGACCGACACTAGCATTAACTAACGCTAACGGTGGTGCAAGTTTTGTAACTAATGATTATGCGTTTGGAATTCAACCAAATGGCATCCAAGCAAAAATGATCTTTAGTAGCAACACATATAACACAACAAATGATTATATTGTATATTCTGTATTTGGTCAAACTGAACCAGTGCAGATTGGTTATTCATTACCAACTGTACAAGAATTCATTGCAACAGGTCAAACATCATCTTATAACCTAAATAACTACTTAGGTGGAACAAATGCATACAACGCAATTGTTGAAATTGATGGTGTAAGACAAACTATTTCTCAGTACACTATTAGTGAATTTGCTAAAACAATTAACTTTGTATCTAACCTATCAGCAGGTTCTAAGATAACTGTAACAACGTTTAATGACACACAACAGCAATACCTAACTACTCAGTATGGTATCACAGGTACCCCTGGCTCACAATTTATTGATCTAACTGTTGGTTCAACAACTCACACTGTTGTAACATACGATCAAGGTGGCACAGCGGGCTTTGATAGTAATGGTTCTGTAAACGCTGGATCATTTGTTGTTGGAACACAATATGAGATCACTACAGTAGGTACAACCAATTGGGTAGCAATTGGTGCAAGTTCTAATAACGTTGGTATTGTCTTTACTGCAACTGGTGTAGGATCAGGTACTGGTGTTGCATTAGCAGTTGGCTTGTATGCAGAAAATTATAACTACTTAACATTGTCATCAGGAACAACAGCATCATTACAAGTCAATAACAGTTTGGTGTTCAGTGATGTTATTGGTGGAATTGTTGCTGGAAAAACATATTATGTTACACAGATTATTAACAGTACACAATTTGTAATTTCTGAATTAGTAGGAGGAGAACCTTTAACGTTAACAAACGCCACAGGCTCAATGTTGGCTACAGCAAATGGATTAACAGTAGCCCCAATTAGTAACATTTCAAACCAATTAACAGCACCTCTTGCAGTTACATTTGCTAGTGCTACAACATCAGGTACTAACGCAATTACAGTAACAAGCACAAATGGATTTGTTGTTGGTAGAACTGCAATATTCCAAGGCACAGGCTTTGGTGGTATTGTAACTGACGGAACAGTATACTTTGTTGATACCGTAATTGATGATACTAATTTCACAATTATGGATCAATATGGTAATCAAATTTCGTTGTCAAACGGAAGTGGCGACATGCAAGTCACAATTGATGGACAACCTGCAATTCGTGTAACTACAAGTATTGATAATTATTTTAATGAAAATCAATTGGTCAACATCAATGGTACACAGGGTTCAGTACAACTCAACGGTAACACTTATTATGCAAGAATAATTACTAATACAACCTTTGACTTATACACACAACCATATGATCCATCAATTAATGCTGTTAACTACCCAGTAACTACAGCGGCTTCTTGGACAGGTGGCGGATATGCTTGGAGATCAGGCGTGTTTGTACTGTCAACTACAACAGCAACAGCAACAACTTCAACTAATAACATTATTACTGTAGCAGACACAAGTAATTTGGTACAAGGTACTCCGATATTATTCAATGAAATTGGATCAGTGCCCGGTGATGTAATCATGGGTGGACTAGTACAGGGAACAACTTATTATGTTGGAAGTATCTTTAACGGAACTGAATTCAATGTAACAAGTTCACTATATGGAAGTACTGTAACGTTGACCAACGACAGTGGTAGTATGAATGTGGTACAATGGGTACAAAGCAATGTAGATCGTCTATGGGTAACTGTAAACGGCTTACGTGTACCTTCAAGTAACTTAAGTGTAAACCAATACAATGAAGTAGGTATTCTAACAGAGATTGTTCCGGGTGATGAAGTTATCATTACTAACATGATTCCACAAGCAACACCTAATGAATTGACATACTTGAATCTAGTAAACACAGTGGGTGAGGCAGTTGTATACAGAGCCAACACACAAACTAGAACTTGGTTAACTCAACCAATCTATGATTTAAGCACAACGATTTATGTTAACGATGTGACTAGAATCACAACTACAATTACTGAAAATGCAACTGTACCTGCTGAAGTTGACGGATACTATTATGTTGGATTGAACGCTAACAAGAATAGTATTTCTAGTATCACAGTATTTGACACAACTACAAATAGTTTGATTAATTCTAGTGAGTATGAACTTGTTATTGTAGATACTGCTCCTCAGATTAAAATCAATGGAACAGCAGTTTCAGCAGGAAATTCATTAGTTATTACTATTTTAGAAGGTAATGTAATCTTAGTTAACGGAGAACAAATCAAGTTTACTACTGTTGATTTTGTTGCAAATTCAATTTCAGGTCTACAACGCGGGGCAAATGGAACTGCAAGACAGCCGTTTATTCCAACTTATACTGAAGTATACGGATTATTACCAACTGGCATGTTGTCTAATAATTACTATAATCAGACTTGGAATTCATACGTTTACAATCAAACTTTGGGCGATCCACTGCAAATTAGTAACACAGTTCCTGCAGAATTCTTAAATACGGATGTTACCTAAATGATAAATAAAGAAATGAACAATATTAAATCAAAAAGTCAAGGAAATCAGGGTAAAAAACAACCTCCTACCAAACCTAACGAGCATGGTGGGTTCTACTTTTCCTCTAGTGTAAAGATTTTTGATCCAAATAGTAAACAAGTTTTGGTACAGAAAAGAGGGGATGCTTAATGTCGGTTATTAATTTATCCTTGAAAGTTGAGGGATTCTTGAAAATCTACGACCCCAATTCAGGTGAAATTTTCGTAGATAAAAAGAATGCAATCAATTATGAAAACATGTCAGAAGCCATTGCTGATACACTAAGTGATCGTGGGTATGGAGAAATCTTCCAAATGGCGTTTGGTAACGGTGCGGCTTCAGTATCAGATACTGGAGTTATTACGTATTTGCCACCAAACGTAACTGGACAGAATGCGGCATTGTATAATCAAACATATGCTAAGATCGTAGATGATACTAACGTACTTAATTTGGATCCTACACGCAATAATATGACAGTTTACCATACTTCTGGTAACGTTTATACTGACATTTTGGTTCAATGTCTACTAGATTACGGTGAGCCTGCAGGTCAGGCCGCGTTCGATAACAGTACGCAGACGGATTCTAGTTACATTTTTGATGAATTAGGCTTATTGGCCAACTACGGAACAGATGCTAACGGTAATACAATTACAAGACTATTGACACACGTGATTTTTCACCCTGTTCAAAAGTCATTGAACAGACAAATTCAAATTGATTATACGGTTAGAATACAAGCGTTAACCAACTTGGTAACAATATAAGATAAATAAAGATAACGGAGTGATAGATTATGGCATATACAATTGTTAAAAGTAATGGTACAGTACTAACAACCATTGCTGACGGTACTATTAATACAACTAGTACCTCTCTAGGGTTACCAGGTAGAAATTATCCTGGTTACGGTCAACCAATGGACGAAAACTTTGTTTGGCTTACTGAGAATTTTGCAAATGCAACTCCTCCAGCAAATCCATTGACAGGTCAACTTTGGTATAATACAAATAACCAAACAATGTATATCTGTCCAACAGATGGACAGTCAAATGCCGCAGCCTGGTTATCATTAACGGCAACTAGTTCAGGTGGCGCAACAACATTTGGTGCTGTTACTGTTACAGGAAACTTAGCAGCCGGAAATCTATCAGCAGTAAGCAATCTATCAGCAAATGCTACTACAACAGCATTCTTAACCGTATCAGCAAACGCAAATATCGCTAATGCTAACATCACTCAAGCAAGCATTGGAACATTAACTACATCAAATATCACAACAGGTAGCGCCACAACCGGCGGAAACTTAACTGGTGTTTGGACTGTTACTGGTTCAGCAGGTGGAAACAACGCTGTAGCATTTAACTTTATTCAAGGTGGTATTGCTATTAGTAACTCAGCCGGCGCCAATCTATATGGTATTGCTACTGACAAGTACATGTATGCTAATGGTACCCCAGTAAGTTTTGCAGGTACATATAGTAACAGCAACGTGGCTGCATATATGCCAACATACGCTGGTAACGGTTTATTTACACAAGTACAATGTAATGTGTTCACAACAGGTGCAAACACAACAGCAGGAACTATCACAGGTAACTGGACATTGACAACAGGATCAAGATTACAAGCAACATACGCTGACTTGGCAGAACGCTTTGAGGCAGACGATGTTTACGACCCGGGTACAGTTGTACAATTGGGCGGTGAAGCAGAAATTACTGCCGTAGAATACGAATTAAGTGAAGACGTATTTGGTGTTATCAGTAACACAGCGGCTTATTTGATGAACGCAGGGGCAGGTAGTGATGCTACTCACCCACCAGTAGCAGTTTCGGGTCGTGTTGAAGTTAAAGTAACAGGTAAAGTTACAAAAGGACAACGTTTAGTTAGTGCTGGTAACGGTATAGCACGTGCGGCTCAACCAAATGAAGCAACAGCATTTAATGTCATTGGCCGCGCATTAGCAAACAAAACAGACGATGGTTTAGGCACAGTTGAAGCCATTGTTTCGATTACGAAATAAGGATAAGAAATGAGTTACGCACAATATGGATTAGTACAGGCAACTGACTTTAACACGTTCGTAGGTGGTAATCCAACCACTACATCTAATACACTAAACGCAGTTTGGGCAACAGGTGGTGGTAGTGCAGGATATGGACAAACATCAGTAGCAAACGTTGCTACTGGTAACACAGTTGTCGCTACTGGACAATGGAACGCATTGGTTGCTAACACAGCAAGCGCCGCAACTCACCAAGGCTCATCAATTACAGCAGTAACAGCGCCTACAGCAGGTGGTACAATTACATATCTTAGTGCTATCCCAACTAACCTATCAACAATTTACACAAATAAATTGAATGCCGCAAGTCAAGGCTCAACTTCTTCAAACACAGCAACTTTTGGTAGCACATGGAGTAGTGCATTAACATTTACATTTAGTGCATCATTTGCGAACGGTGACGCCGCACGTTATTTCTTTAACGCAGGTGGTCAATTAAAACTAACTTGTTCACACCCAACAGGTACAGGTATTAATTTACTGTTGAACAACTTAGCAAGTAACGTTGGTACAGTTGTTATGAGCGCACCAAGTTCAGGTTCTGTATCTATTGCAAGTACTTCATTTAATGGTATTACTAAGATCGGTGGCGGTGGTAACTCTCCAACAATCAGCACAAACAGTGGATACTATGCGATGACCACATCAAACGTCACAGTATTCACACAAACAGCGTCAACAGGTCCTTCTGGATATTTGGCAACAAACATCAAGTTTATTGCTAAGTCAAACGGTACTGTTGGTTCAAACGCTGACGCAGGTAACGTAATTACCATTTATTCAACATGGACTGAAATCCCAACTGGATTGGTTGCAAGTTCTGGTTCTGCTGTAACTCTTACAGTTGTACCACCAGAAACAACTAATATTGCCAATACTTGGGGTACTATTACATTAACCGGTTCAGTAACAGGTTCATAACATTTTTAGGGTAGACGTTGTATCCATCTAAATACTCATAGGAGTGTACGATGGATACAAAACAATTAATTGCAGACGCCAAAGCCCGTTTCAGTCACAATTCTGCCAAAGCATATCTAGCAGAAAAATACCGTAACAAACTACTTGTCGCAGAACAAGGCGGCTTATGGAAAGCCGACGGTGAAACCATTACCTTATTAACCTCAATCAATTCAAAACGAGCAGTACTTATTGATACTTTTGACAATCCAGTAGAAGTTGACCGTAACGTATTATTAACTAAACTAAAAGAAGTCTATTCAGAAGTCATGGATCAATGGCTAAAAGAATGGAAAGAACTAGAGGCTAAACGATGAGTAGAGGGGCAATATTATTTGCTTTTAACTCACCTAAATATGATTATTATGCAATGGCTAAGTACACAGCCAAACGCATTAATCATTTCTTAGACTTGCCAGTTACAATTGTAACTGACGAACAATCATTGCCGAAAACAGAAGACTATGTTTGGGATAGTATTGTAACAACCACTCCAGATAAAAATAATATCAGAGACTATGGTGTTTGGATTAACAAGGGTAGATATCAAGCATATGAATTCAGCCCATATGAAGAAACATTATTATTAGATGCTGACTATGTTGTAAACTCAGATAAGTTATTGAAAACCTTTGAGTTTTACGATGACTTTTGCTGTCACAATAAAACAAACTTTTTAATGCATCCTGGCGTACCCCAAGAAGTATTAAGTGTTTATAGTTATGAAACACTTTGGGCAACTGCCGTAACCTTTAAGAAAAGTAAACGGGCAGAGCAAATTTTTAACTGTTTAGAAATGGTACAAAATAATTATGATCACTACGCTAATATTCATAGTTTCATTGGTGGAGTATATCGTAACGACTATGCACTTACTTTGGCTCTTCGCATTGTTAATGGTCATAGTACTAATCCTAGAGATATAATACCCTGGGACTTAGTACACGTAGGTAAAAACACTAGTGTGTATGCAAATAGTAATGATGAGTTTAATACTGAATACACAGTAATGTTTGACAATTGGCAACGTGGCAAGATTCGTAAAGAATATATTACAATTAAAGACATGGACTTTCATGTAATGAATAAAGATAACTTTGTGGAGATGATTAATGAATAAAGGATTTGTTATCATGGCACAAGGTGACGATTATGTTAAGTGTGCCGAAGTATTAAAGAAAAACATTAAGCGTACTATGCCTAAAGCCAAAGTAACTATCATTACAACTGATATGCTACCCTATGGTGATCAAGCACCTGATACTAATTGGAAACTACAAAACGATTGGCAAGTATATGAAGCCAGTCCATATGAATATACAATCAAACTAGAAGCAGATATGTATTTACCGCGATCAATTGATTATTGGTGGGACGTATTGCAACATAGAGATATGGTTGTTAGTACTACAATTAGAAACTTTAAACAAGAAATTAGTGATATCAAGGCATATCGTAGATTTATCTATGATAATAAACTACCTGACACATACAATAGCATTACTTACTTTAAGAAATCTGACACAGCACAGCAATTTTATGAAATTGTTCGTGATGTTTTTGAGAACTGGCCTTTCTATCGCAACTCACTACAATGTAACAAAGATGAATTGGCTACAACAGATTGGGCATATGCGATTGCTAGTCATATCATTGGCGCAGAGAAAACAACATTACCCCAGTTTACTGATATGAGCATGATTCACATGAAACAATTTATTAATGGAACTCCTACACAAGATTGGAGAGATGTTTTATTATATGAAGTATCCAAAGATTCGTTGAGGGTAAACACAATTCCCCAAATGTATCCTTTTCACTATCATATGAAAGACTTTTGTGATAACATTAAGGTATAATAAATGACAGAAGCCAAAGAAGAAGATTACGTATTATTTTGGGAAGCACCCAAAATTGAAAAACCTGAATTCAGACTTTACTATGACGCAAAAGGCAGTGTTGTTTGTTATACTTGTGAAAAGTTAGACGGGGATTATATTGTAATTGATGCACTTACTTATGCAGAAGGACGCCCCGATGTTCGTGTTGTTAACGGAAAATTAGTAAAAATTAACAACAATGCAGTAGTAAGTAAATTAGTTCCTGATGAAGAAGAAGGTCAACTTTGTTCTATTGATGATGTTAGTATCATCGTTACAAAGAAAGACAAAGTAAAAAAACAAAAATGGAAATTAGCAACTTATGAACTCGGATGATATTGTTGATGTAGCAGACTTAGATTGCATTTATCTAAGTTATGACGAACCACAGAAAGAAGAATTTTGGTTAAAGATTAAGAACATGGTTCCTTGGGCAAAGCGTGTTGATGGGGTCAAAGGTAGTGATGCCGCACACAAAGCCGCAGGTGAGGCAAGTGAAACAGAACGTTTTATTCTTATTGACGGTGACAACATGCCTGATGAAGAATTCTTCAACATTCAGTTAGACTTTACTGATAAGAGTCCTAACTATAAACAAGCACAGTTTCGTTGGAAAGCAGTTAATGCTATCAACGGACTACGATACGGTAACGGTGGCATGAGCAGTTGGACAAAGACTTATGTTGCTAATATGAAAACACACGAAAATCAAAATGAAGGTGATGTTTCACGTATTGCTGACTTTTGTTTAGATAGCGCAGACAACTTATACTGGGCTATGTACGATTGCTATAGCACGACCTACCCTAATTACACTCCCTTTCAGGCTTGGCGTGCAGGTTTTCGTGAAGGTGTCAAGATGTGTTTGAATCGCGGTGCTGTACCCAGCATTGAAGAATTCAAAGAAACAGTTGCCAGTCGCAATCTAAACAACCTTACAATTTGGCACAATGTGGGCACAGATGTTGAGAATGGTATTTGGGCTATCTATGGTGCTAGATTAGGCACATACATGACTATGTTATCTGATTGGGATCATACTAATGTTCAATGGTTTGATAACTATATTGAAATGTGGGACCAATACAAAGACAGAGATCCTCAACACTCAGCAGAATTTTTTGGTGAAGCATTGAGTGACAAGTTAGGTCTACCTATCTGTACACTTAGCCCAGAACAAAGCAAGTTTTTCAAACGTCATTATAATAGTGATAAACATAACTTAGGTCCTTTAGTAACTGAAATGGATGTTATTCGTAGGATCGAAGGCTGGTAATGTCAAACGAAACAGATAGAATTAAACAGATTAAAATTCGTGTACAGAACGAATCTACACCTACATTCTGTTTGGCAAAGTGGCATCACGTTACAATGTACTTACAAAGTGGTGAGACGCATAGTTGTTATCATCCACGACCGCACAAGATTCCATTAGAAGAATTGCGTGACAATCCCAGTGCATTGCACAATACGCACGAAAAGAAATTAGAACGCAAAATGATGCTTGAGGGTAAAAAGCCTGAAGGGTGTCAATATTGCTGGAACATTGAAGCAATGGGACCTGACTATATCAGCGACCGTCATATTCGCAACAGCAGTATCTTTACTGAAGAACGCTTTGAGCAAACAGCGAAAGGTCCTTGGGATCAAAATATCAATCCAGAATACTTAGAGATTAACTTTGGTAACGAGTGTAATTTCAAATGCGGTTACTGTCATCCAAAGTATAGTACAAGTTTCTATAAAGAGATTGAAAAGTTTGGTCCTGTTACTAATGTAAAGAATCATCGTTGCGACATTGACTGGATGAAACTATATCAACGTGAAGAAGAAAATCCTTATGTTGATGCGTTTTGGAAATGGTGGCCTGAACTGCGCAAGACATTAAACATCATGCGTGTTACTGGTGGCGAACCCACACTTCATAAATCTACATGGCAACTGTTAGATAAGATTGAAGAAGAACCCATGCCTTGGCTTGAACTAAACATTAACAGCAATCTTGGAACAAAGCCAGTTCTCATAGAACGTTTAGCAGACAAGGTCAAAAAGTTAGTAGACGAAAATAAAATTCAAAGTTTTAAATTGTTTACTAGCATGGATACATGGGGAGAACGTGCTGAGTATATTCGCACTGGGTTAGACTTAGAATTGTGGGAACAAAACTTTCACACTTATGTACAACGTAGTAACAGCCCAATTACATTCATGATTACATTCAATATCTTTAGTGTGACTTCATTTAAGTCATTGCTTGAGAAGTTTTTAGAATGGCGTGAACAATATGGTTGGTTTGAAGAAAAGTCACACGACAAACATAGAATTCGTTTTGATACTCCATACCTTCGTGACCCTATTCAATATGACATGAACATTCTTCCCAAAGAAGAGTTTATGCCCTATATGTATGAATCATTACAGTTTATGAAGGACAATGTAGACGATACTGCTAGTAACAAGTTTACAACAATAGAATATGAAAAGTTTAAGCGTGTAGTTGACTACATGGCTGAAACTAATTATGAAGAAAAGAAATTGATTGAAGGTCGTAGAGACTTTTACAACTGGTTCAATGAGTTAGATGATCGCAGAGAAAATGACTTATTAACCGTGTACCCAGAAATGTTGGAGTTTTATAGATTATGCCAGGAAACCAGCCTAACGAATCCTCTTTCGTAAAAAAGTTATTGCTTGGTAAGAGCAAGACTTTTTGTATGATACCTTGGGTTCATTTGCACACTACACCCACCGGTGTAGCCGCGCCTTGCTGTATTGCAGAATCGTGCGCAACTCCTGACGGTGTTGGTGATTCTAAGACGCAAGGACTAATGGAATTAGTTAACAGCGAAAAGATGAATCAACTACGACTTGACATGTTGACTGGTAAAGAAAACATTGAATGTAGTAAGTGTTATAACCATGATGCTCAGGGCATTGATAGTTTTAGAACCACATCTAATGAGCAGTGGAAAAATGCTTTTGATGACGTATTAGAAAATACCAATCTTGAAGATGGGTCACTAAAGAAATTCAAGATGCGTTACTTTGATATTCGTTTTAGCAATATCTGTAACTTTAAATGTCGCACATGTGGTTCAGCATTTAGTACTCAGTGGGAACAAGAAGATTTAAAGAGTGGAGTATTCTACGCAAAGATCATTCCAAAAAACAATAACAAAAAGTTCTTGCAAGACGTAGTAGATCAAATTCCAAATATGGAAGTTGCATACTTTGCAGGTGGTGAACCATTGATTACTGAAGAACATTATATTCTATTAGAAGAAATGATTCGCAGTAACCATACAGATATACTATTGCGTTACAATACTAACCTAAGTAATTTAAAATTTAAAGACAAAGACTTGCTTGGACTATGGAAACACTTTAGTAAGAAAATTCAGATTTACGCAAGTATTGACCACTGCAAAGAACGTGCTGAGTATATCAGACATGGAACTGATTGGGGACAAGTTGAAACAAACTTTATGCTTGCTAAACAAACGCCTTATGTTAATATTCAAATTAACACAGTATTGAGTGTGTTTAATTATTTGACTATTGATGAGTTTTATCAATACTTGATTGACAAGAATATGTATACTAACAAAGATGCAGTATTCACATTGTACAATATGACAACTCCTGATCATTTAACATGTCATATCTTGCCACCTGAGTATAAAGCAAAGGGTGAAGAAAGTATCAACCGAGCAATTGCATACATGAAAACCAATAGATTTATTGACAAACATCTACAACAACTAGAAGTTGCTCCTGGTTGGGTAAATCACAAAGATAATTGGGATGAGCAAAAAGTTAAATTTAGAGAAGAAGTAAAAAGACTTGATATACTAAGGGGTGAATCATTTATGGAAACATTCCCTGAGATTGCAAATCTTTATATACCAGAACAACGAGTAAGAGCAAGAATGGCACCAGTATGAACCTAGACAAAGAATTTTTATTGAATGAAAGCAAAACGTTTTGCATGTTCCCCTGGGTTCATCTTAATGTAACACCTAAAGGTGATATTTATCCTTGCTGTAGTAATGATTACACTAAGCCATTTGGAAACACTAAAAAGACTTCTCTTAAAGAAGCATTTAACAGTGACCAAATGAAACAGTTACGTTTAGATATGCTAAACGAAAAGAAAAACGATATTTGCACATTTTGTTATAAACACGAAGAAGCAGGCCCACATAGTTTTAGAAACTACAGTAAAGAACAATTTAGCAAACGCTTTGATGAAATCGTTCCAACTACACAGGCTGATGGAACAGTAGAAGAATTCAAAATGCGTTACTTTGATATTCGTTTTAGCAATATCTGTAACTTCAAGTGCAGAACATGTGGTAGCGAATTCAGTAGTCAATGGGGTGCAGAAATGCAAAAGCACTTTGATGACAAACACCCAATTGTTATTCATGCTGACGATGGTAAGGGGACAGTACTACAAGAAGTATTGTCACATATTGAATATATCGACCTCGCTTATTTTGCAGGTGGTGAACCATTGATTACTGATGAACATTATGTAATGTTGGAAGAAATGATTCGTTTGGGTAAAACTGACATTACACTACGTTACAATACCAATGCAAGTAATATCAAGTATAAGAAACATGATATCCTAGACTTATGGAAATACTTTAAAAAGATCGAATTGAGTTGTAGTGTAGATCATTATGGTGAACGAGCAGAATGGTTACGCAAGGGAACTGATTGGGGTAAAGTAGAAAACAATCTATTGACTTTCCGTGATTTAGATTACATTAGTTTCCAAATGAATACTGTGTTTAGTATTTTCAACTATAGCACTATTGGTGAATTTTATAGTTATTTAAAGAGTAAGAACATTGTAAGGCGTGAAGATTGGTATCATAGTCTTTACCTAGCAGTTCATCCTAGTTACTATTGTGCTAAGAGTTTACCCAAAGAATTAAAAGTAGAGGCAAGTGCCAAAGCATTAGCCTGGGCAGAGGCAAATAAAGATGATAATACTTCATTGTCAAGATTGGTAACAGACGCAGTTAATTTTGCTAGCGACCGTGATCAATGGCACGAAGTTAAGGATCAATTTATAATGCATACCCGAAGTATTGACAGGATCAGAGAAGAAAACTTCTGGGAAGTTTTCCCCGAATTAAATAAGTTACAAGACTTAGAGGAATAAACATGGCAACTTTTGAAGCAGGAAATAAAGACGTAAGATTACAAGGTATGGTAAAAGACATCATGGCAAAGTATGTCGATAAAACACCTTTTACTGAAGAAATTTGTGATCAAATCATGGCAGATGTATTAGAAACATTTGGCAAAGAAGCCGATGCAAAGGTTATGATTGATACAGATACTAACGAAATTGAAATCACAGTACGTGATTTAATCAAAGTACCAATGACATTTTCATCACTAAAACTTTTCAAGGCATAAGATGGACAAGGCAGTAGTCAAAAATCTAGTAGAAAACGGTAAACACTTTTGTGTGTTACCTTGGGTACACTTTCATGCATGGCCTGATAGCCGTGTAATGCCTTGCTGTGTTGCAGATAGCAACATGCCTGTGGCAAAGATTGAAAGTGATCAGTCTATCATTGAAATGATGAACAGCGAAGACTACAAAAAGATTCGCACAGCAATGATGAATGACGAGCCTGTTGAGGCTTGCAAACGTTGTTATGACTTAGAATTAATGGGCACATGGACTATGCGCCAAAGTCATAACAAGCGCAGAGGTCTAGATTATGTTGACTACATCGGTGACGTTACAAATGATGATGGCTCATTAAAAGAGTTTGAAATGAAATACATGGATATTCGTTTCAGTAATCTATGTAATATGAAATGTCGTAGTTGTGGCCCTGCATGTTCAAGTCAATGGGCACAAGAGTTCATGGATCAACGTGGCGAAGAAGTATTCAAAGAGTACTTCCCTAATCAAAAAATTGTTGTTAACAACAACGAAGACCAAACACTTATGCTTAAACTAAAGCCATATCTTGCTGATGTGACTGAAGTATATTTTGCTGGTGGCGAAATCATTATTACACCTGAGCATTACGAATGTTTAGACTATTGGATTGAAAATGGATTAACAGATCAAGTTGAATTAAACTATACAACAAACTTCTCTTCATTGAAGTACAAGAAAAATGTAGACTTGATTGAATACTGGAGTAAGTTCCCCAACTTACAAGTATGGGCTTCATTAGATGCACATGGCGACCTTGCTGAATGTATTCGCAAGGGTACTGATTGGTCTAAGATTGAAGCAAACATTCGTGAGATTAAAGAAAAAGTCCCGCATGTTAAGTTTCAAATCACTCCTACAATTAGTATTTGGAATGTGTTTGACTTCCCAGACTTCTTTGACTACATGATTGAAAAAGGATTTATCGATACTAGCAGTAGTCCACGATTTAATCTTGCAACTAACCCATGGTATGCAAACATTATGATTCTACCTAAACACGTTAAGCGTAGACTAACAGAATTGTATAGAGTATACCAAGAAAAGTATAAAGATAACATTGATATCTATAATGGATTCAAAATGATTATCTATAACTTAAACGTGGGTGATGAAAACAAAGGTGGTATCTTAGAGTTCAAGCAGTTTAATGATGAACTTGACGGATTCCGTGATGAAAAACTTGAAAACATAGTACCAGAATTAAAAGAGGTTTATGAGTGGGCCGCAAGTTAATAGCAATCGAAGCACCGCAGCCTTATGTTGCAGTAACATGGCAAGTTAACAATTTTTGTAACTTTCGTTGTAGTTACTGCAACCCTGGCAACTGGGGTGGAGAAAACCCAAACAACGGTAACTTAGATATCTATCTTAAAAACTTGCACGTAATCGCACAGCGTTATAAACGTTCAGGGTATAAGAATTTTAAGTTCTTTTTTAGCGGCGGTGAACCTACTGCATGGCGCAACTTTATTCCTATCTGTGAATGGATTCGTCAAGAACTACCTGACAGCACTATTGCAGTTAACACTAATTTAAGTCGCCCACTAGCATGGTGGGAAAAACATCATCATTTGTTTGATGACATCGTTGCTAGTTTCCACGTAGAGTTTAGCGATAAAAAACGCTATGAAGAAAACAGCATTTACCTATGTGAACGTGTGAATTATCTTTCTAGTAAGATGCTAATGCACGAAGAAAGATTTTGGGAAATCGTTGAGTTTGCAGAATATCTTAAATCTGTAATGCCAAATTACTTTATTGAATGGACTCCGTTGTATGACGAACTAAGTCATGTTACTGGTCCATGGAATTACAAAGACCCTGCTAAAACAGAATTCTTTAAAACACATAACATTGAAATGCAACAAACCAAAGACAAACCTGCCAAAAGTACTGAGTTTGCAGTAAGTTACAATCGTTATGACGATGATTCAACACAAGTATGTAATGCTAACGACATTATTGTAAATGGGCAAAACTTCTTTAGTGGTTGGCAGTGCAATGTGGGCGACTGTATTTTCATTAATCCGGTTGGTGATGTTAGTCTAGCAAGTTGTGGACAAACTGAAAAGATAGGTCACATACTAGAAGATATCACTAGAGTGGGTCCAAAGCAAATCACATGTAACAAAGAGATGTGCATGTGTGGTACAGATATTATCATTCCTAAATTTATAGTCGATAAATAAAAACATGCAAAAAATAAAGATTTGTTATAGTTGGATCGGCCCTAGAGGCCCCATATGGAATACTGAAATTCCTAATGTATTAAGTTTCGCAAGCGTAGCCGAAGGTAGCACAACAACCTCACATAACTTTTGGGCTGATGATTTGTGGAACAGATTGTTTAGTAAACGCAAAGATATATTTGAAATGTATCCTGCAATTAGTGTAGACATTGATTCTGATGAACCTTTTATTTTTCCTTACTCATTAACATGGCGTATTGGATTTGAAAATTATTTCTGTGGCAAAACGGGAATCTTAGAGTTCTCTCATATTCCATGGCATCTAATAAGATTGATTAGGATGAATCGAGGTTACATATTAATTGATCATAGTGTGGAAGCGTTTATGAATTCTGGGCATTTGAATTCGTTACATGGATACTTTAGAGGTATTCATGGATTGCCACTTAACAAAATCATATACCTAACTGGCTGCATGAATTCAAAAGAAATGTATGAAGACTATTGCAGACAGCACAATATCCCTGATAGACCTGAAGAACGATTAACAATCATTTCATATCCATCATCACATAATATTTTTGCAGTACAACTTACACGTCCTGATTTAATTGAATTAAATGGCGTACCAGAATACGATACTGAAACTGTTCCACCAAAGGTATTTTTAATGTGGAATCGTAGATATAGAAGACATCGTATTGAACTTGCATTAGGTTTGGAAAAGAATAATTTAGTAGATAGAAGTCATATCAGTTTCAGTAAATTTGATTTGGAACATCCAACAACTACACTTGAAGGATGGATAGACACATATCTTACTAATAACAATTACTTAGAAATTACACCTGATGTAACTGACAGATTTAAAAATAAATTGCCATTAGTTTTAGATAACGAAACTGATGTTAATAAAATGTGTACGGATGAAGTCAATGCTACAGGTGATTACTATAAAACTAGTTTAGTAAGTATTGTAACAGAAACAAACTTTGATTTGCCAGAATTAACACTAACTGAAAAATCATTTAAACCTATGAAACACAAGCATCCTTTTATTGTTGTTGGTGTCCCTGGCGCATTGAAAGCAATGCGTGATATGGGCTTTAAAACATTCAGCGATTTTTGGGACGAATCATATGATGAAATTGCTGATCCTAATATGCGCATGAGAAAACTTGTACAATTAACAGCAACGATTGGTAATTGGTCAAATGATCAGATACTTGATTTTAAACGTAGAGTAAAACCTATATTAGATCACAACTATGAACAACTAAAAGTTCCAAGTTCTGACATGGTTGTTAGTAAACTTATTAATATTGTAGGAACACCTAATCCAGTATGAAAACATTAAACGTAAAGAAAATTTTAGTATGCGGAGCCGGTGGTTTCATTGGTACATACCTAGTTGAAAAATTAAAAGAACAAGGTCATTACGTAGTTGGAGCCGACCTTAAAAAGCCATTATATTCAGAAACAGTTGCAGATGAATTTCATACTGTAGATTTAAGAGTCTGGGATAACGTTAATAAAATTATCACCGATGGCATTGATGAAGTATATCAACTAGCCGCGGATATGGGCGGAGCCGGATATATTTTTATTGGCGAAAATGATGCTGACATTATGCACAACTCTGTTACAATCAATTTAAATGTATTAGATGTAATGAAAAATAAGGGCATTAAAAAAGTATTCTATAGTTCTAGTGCATGTGCATATCCTGCATACAATCAGGTTGATCCCGACAATCCAACAACAAGTGAAGACAGCGCATACCCCGCTGAACCTGATAGTGAGTATGGTTGGGAAAAACTATTCAGCGAACGCTTGTACATGACCTATGCTAGAAATCATGGCATTGAATGTCGTATCGCACGTTTTCACAATATCTTTGGGCCCAGAGGTAGTTGGAACAATGGTAAAGAAAAAGCACCTGCGGCATTATGTCGTAAAGTTGCAATGAGTGATGGCACCGTATCAGTATGGGGACCCGGTAATCAAACACGTAGTTTTTTGTATATTGATGAATGCATCGAAGGTATTCAACGTATCATGGAAAGCAACTATAGCGAACCTCTTAACTTAGGTAGCACACGTATGATTAGTATCAACGACTTAGTATTGTTGATTGCTAAACTAAACAACAAATCAGTAACTATACATAATATCCCTGGTCCAATGGGCGTTATGGGTCGTAATAGTGACAACAGACTAATAAAAGAAACTATTGGCTGGCAACCTAAAGAAGATTTAGAAACTGGCTTAATCAAAACTTATGAATGGATTAGTGAACAAATTAGGTTGAAAAAAGGTGACGTATGATCACTGCTTATTTTGTATACTGCAATAATCTTCCTATGCCGGGTCACAAATATGACTGGCAAAAAGAAATTGATGAAGTTAAACAATTAAATCCTGATTTATTGTTTGCAAATTGCATTTACGAATATCAACCTGAATTTATTTTTAATAATTTTATTAGTGGAATTTCAGATTGGTTAGTAGAAAATAATAAAAAATTAATTATATTTTGTTCGGGGCCTGATGGTTTAGAACTAGCACCAAACGTTATTATTGAAAAAACATATGGATATTATGTTGTAAATTATGATAGATGCAGACAAGAACTTTTTAAAACTGTAAATTCAAACTTCACACGAATTGAACCTTATCAAGAAATCCAAGCAGAAAAATGGTTTACTTGCTATAATAACAATCCTAAATATGAACGTGGGTTATTAGTAGATCAATTAGCAAAGCATAATTTATTTCAACATGGCATAGTTACATTTCAATTTCCTGAAAGAGTACAATCACCTAACAACATAGGTTTTACATGGAAATATCACGACGGATCTAAATTGATTGACGAAGACGATTTTGTACTTAGCAAGATTCCTGAATATAGTCCTAATAGTTTTGCTAGAAGTTATTTCAAAGGATTTATTGATATAGTAACTGAAAGTTCGTTTGGCACTAATAATTTTTTTGTAACAGAAAAAACATGTAAACCTATTGTTGGTTTAAAGCCATTTCTGATTTTGTCTTGTGAAAACTATCACAAAAATCTAGTTGAAGACTATGGACTAGTATTATATGACGAATTATTCGATTATAGTTTTGATAGTATGCCAGACATTAATGATAGAATACAAGGAATCATTGACAATTTAAATAAAATTGTACAGTGGGACTTAAGTAAGATAAAAAAGATTCATAAAACTCTATTACCTAAAATGTTGTATAACAGACAAAAATTTTTAGATTATGGTAGTATTAAAGAAAAAATGGTGCCCAAATCATTACAGTTTTTAACAGAAACTACTGATTATAAATTGTATGGTAATGGATACCAGCAAATGTTAAATATGATGGAGCCTTGGTTAGCAAAATGAAAAAGAAATATATTATCGGATTGGGTTGTAGTTGGACACAGGGTGAAGGTGGATACCCGGACGAAATCGTTAAACAATATAACGGTAGAGTACAGATTAGTAATAGGGGTAAAAATGATTACCACTTACGCAAATATGAACTCGAAAATAGTTGGGTTAACCAATTAGCACGTGATCATTTCCCTGATTATACCCCATTGAATTTGGGAATTAAGGGTATTGGCAACAGAGCAGCCGTTCATCAACTACACTTTGTAGACAACATTGATTGGAGTAATAGCACAGGTATTATTGTGTTTATGATGTCCGGTGTTGAGCGTTTTGACTTCTTTAGAGAACATCCCAAAACCATTAGTGATCATCGAATTACTCAACCAGATGGATACAGTAATGGTGAGTTTGAACATAATAAATGGAGAACAATGTGGCCAGCACCAGATAATGGTGGTGAGGAGGGGCCGCTTTGGAACTGCTATGCAAAAATGTTATGGAGTGAACAGTTTGCTGCCTGTGAGCAAATGATGGCACTATTAGATTTACAGGCATTTGCAAAAGCACATGGATTTAAAGTGGTAATTGCTAATGCATTTAATCATCATAATCCACAAGGTATTAAATACTATCTACAAGAGAACGCGGGTTCATTGGCAAATAAATTTGATTGGAATGGATACATACACGATGAAGTCCCCTATATTGCATTTATGCAAAAACTTGTTTGGTGTGATGGATTAATGGATCCAATGCAATGGGGAGGATTTTATCAGTTTTATAAACAACGTGATTGGCCTGCTGAATACTTGACTAATTGCGACGGTTCACACCCAACAACCAAGGGTTACAAAGTAATTGCAGATGAGTTAGCAGAATTTATAAAGTTGCGAGGATATGCCTAAAAAGAAAATAAGTTTCGTAAGTCCAAACTTTCAGCAAGGTCCGAAAGAGTATAATGCTTTCTACTTGCCTTATAGCCCTGCGGTATTATGGAGTTACGTAAACCAATTCCCTCATATCAGTGATCATTATGAACTTGGGGAATTCATTTGGCGTAGAGATTATATTGAAGAAGCAGTAGAATTATTAAAAGATAGTGCTATTGTTGGCTTCAGCACTTATATTTGGAATCGTAGTTATAGTGCAGTTCTTGGTAGAGAACTAAAGAAGGCTAATCCAGATATCTTTATCATTGCAGGTGGACCTGAATATCCTATTGAAAAAGAAGGGTTCTTTGAAAAGTATCCTTTCATTGATGTATGTGTTAAACTTGAAGGCGAAATATCTTTTAGAAGAATATTAGAGAATTTGCATACAGGCGATACTTTTACTGATATTCCAGGCTTGCTTATCAATGATAACGGCAAAACTATCGACACAGGTAGTAGCCCACGCATTGACGAATTAGACACAATTCCTAGTCCATATTTAACAGGTATCTTTGACAAACTAATGGCAAAGCATCCTGAGATTCGTTGGAATGCAACACTAGAAACAAATCGCGGATGCCCTTATGCATGTACATTCTGCGACTGGGGAAGTTTAACATACAACAAAGTTAAGAAGTTTAACTTAGAACGTGTATATGCTGAATTAGAATGGATTGGTCAAAAGGGATTAGACTTTGTTAGTTTTACTGATGCCAACTTTGGTATCTTCCCTGAGCGTGATGGTCTTATTGCTGACAAACTAATTGAAGTACAACAGACTTATGGTAATCCCAAAGCATATACAATTGCATGGGCAAAGAATCAAAAGCAAGAAGTTGTTGACATTGTGCGCAAGTTAATTTATGAAGGTGGTGCAAAGATTGGATTGAATCTAAGCGTACAATCAATGGATGACAATGTATTGGACATCATTAAGCGTAAGAACTTAGAGATGAACAAGATTGAAGAAGTGTTTAAGATGTGTGAAGAACACAACATCCCATTATACACAGAATTGATTTTAGGATTGCCCGGTGAAACATTAGACAGTTGGAAGGAAAACTTTTATAAACTATATAAGAGTGGTAACCACACTGGTATCACAATCTATCAAGCACAGTTACTTGAAAATGCTGAAATGAATTTAACACAGCGTAAACTCTACAAGTTAGAAGGTCGTGTTGTGTATGATTATCTTGTTGGTACATATAACGAACATGAATTGCGTGAAGGTGTTGAAGTTGTTATTTCTACCCGTGACTTGCCAATTGAAAAGATGACGCAAGCACAAGTACACAGTTGGTTTCAGAACACATTTCACATTAATGGTATCACTAACTACATCAGCCGTGTGTTGTATAAACTTAAGGGAATAGAGTATCGTGAATTCTATGAAAAGTTGTATGCACACATTGAAAAGGATCCTTGGCTAGCAAGTGAGATTCATCGTATTGCAGAACACTATCAAAACTGGGGTAAGTATGGTCGCATTGATCATACTCCGATTCAAGGTATGGAAATTCATGGATGGAATTTAGTGCATAGTACGACAATTAATATACATAGTGAAGATAAACACAAACATGTGTTTGATGTAATTGAAGATTTCTTGCATACTGAGTTTGATATTGAAGAAAGTTTATTACAAGAACTAATGATATTCCAAAGAAATTATTTGGTTGATCACAAAGACATTGCAAACTATCCTAAGGTACTATCCTTTAAGCATGATATCCCTAGTTACGTGCAAGATGCTAGTGAATTGGTTAGCCCTTGTGAATATGAATTTGATTTCCCTGAAGATAAAGATCAATCATTGCAAAGATTCTGTGAACAAATCTTTTTTGCAAGACGTAGAAATTTTGGTAAGTCATGGATCACGAAGAAATAAACGCTGTACCTGCCAGACAAGGCCCAATGACCGATTTAAGAAAGTGCGTTGAAGATTGGCCATGGTGTTTAGACCTCGCCGCATCTATTTTAGAAAAGGCTTTTAATAAGCCGGTTACTACCTCTGAAATAATTTATATACACGAATCTACTAATATTTCAAACCCTAATGAAGTCAAAGAAAAAACAGAGAGTGCAATAAAATATATATTAGAAGAAATAGCAAATAAATCGGGCCAATACTATATTGTTCTAGCATTACCAAGTGAAGCGTTTGATTTCAACTTTTTAAAATTTACAGATGCATTTGTTAAAAAACTAGTATTGGAATATAAAATAAATTATAACGATATTGTATATTTGACAGGAGCATCCGATACGGTAAATAACAGAAAACTGTATTATGATTACTGCATAAAAAACAATTATCTTCCAACACAAATAGTTTATCACAACTATTTTGAATATTTACAATGTAAATATGCTAATCGTGACGCACATATTGAAGAGATTGAATTTAATTCAAATCCAAACTCAACAAAAAAGTTTTTGTTTTTAAATGGTGTAGCAAGACCGCATAGATTGTTTTTATTGGGTGAACTAATAAAACGAGATTTGTTGGAGTTATCATATTATTCTATGGTAGATACTCCTCAGTCGATATACCAATATCAATACGAACCTATTTCTAATTTTAGTAAAATGATCAAAGAATATGTGTCCACAATTCAAGATAGATTGCCTATAAATTTATCATTAAAGCAAGATTTAAGTAACATGGGGAAAGTAACTAAAGAAGATGAAGTGTTTTATCAAACATCATTGTTTAGTTTAATATCTGAAACATTATTTTTGAGTAATATGGATACCAGCACTTTAAACTATAGACTAGCAACTTGGTGTTATCCTTGCCATTTTGTAACTGAAAAAACATGGAAACCCATAAAAGCAAAACATCCTTTTATTGTGGCTAGCACACCTTATTTTTTAAGAGAATTGCGTGAATTGGGTTATAAAACATTTAGTCCTTATATTGATGAATCATATGATTTAATAGAAAATGATGAACAAAGAATTTATGCTATCGTTGACGAAGTAGAACGTTTATGTAAAATGAATGAAACAGAAACACAAGAGTGGTTAAATAATGTAGAACGTATATGTGATTATAACTATAGACTTTTGAAACGTAGAGGATTTCAAGCAAAATGAAAATATTATTTACAAATGGTTGTAGTTGGACCTATGGTGGCGGGTTAGATAACTTATATGACGATGAAACACTACGTAATGAAATTACATGGCCAGCACAATTAAAAACATTAATGAATTTTGACAGACATGTTAATTTGGCTGAAGGATGCGGTAGTAACCAACGCATTATTAGAACCACATTAGAATGGATATGGCAACAAACACCAGAAACATTACAGAATACTACAGCAGTAATTCAATGGACTGAACCTTCACGCTACGAATATTATTATCCTAAGGATATGAATAATAGTTTTGAAAGTTTACCTGATCGATGGGCAAGAGTTAAAGTAGGAACTGTTATTAGCAAGACTGAATTAAAAGACAGAAGTTCTTATGAAGAAATGTTTATAGATTCACAAAAACGTTATGAAAATTATACAGATATTGAGGGTCTTTATCAACACATCACTCATTGTGAATCATTAGCAAGTATATTTAAATCATATGGTATCAAATATTACTATTGGAGTTATTGTGCTACACATGGTAATATGCCACCTCCCTACAAAAGATTTTTTATGGATAGATACAATTGGTTAGAATCATCAGGTAGACACGATTGGAAATACGAAAGAATTAGTGAAAAAGATCATCACCCAAGCACACTGGGACATAAACAACTAGCAGAATATATCAAAGAAACAATTGAAGAGACTTTTGGCTATTATGGATGAAGTGGAAAGATTACTAAAAATGACCAAACCAGAAATCAGACAATGGATAAAAGAGTTGACACCTGTGTTACACTATAATAAAATACTGTTATCACAACATACAACACATATTATTTCTGACTAGAATCAATTACCTATAAATATTCACATGAAAAAGGTTGCAATGATCGGGGTAGGAAAATTAGGCGAACCCTGCGCCACTGTAATGGCTCAACAATACGATGTTGTTGGGTTCGATAGCGTACACGTAAATGCTAGTTTTCCAATGAAAAGTAGCATACAAGAGGCAGTACAAGATAGAGATATCATTTTTATTGCTGTACCAACCCCACATGACCCTAGATATGGTGGAGAAACACCATCAAGTCATTTACCCAATACAGATTTTGATTATAGTATTGTTACTAACACATTGAACGAAATCAACAAATATGTTAGTAAAGATCAACTTGTTGTATTGATTAGTACTGTGCTACCGGGCACTGTTCGAAGTCGTTTTATCAATTACATTACTAATGCACGTTTCATTTATAACCCATACTTGATTGCTATGGGCACTGTTGCTGATGACTTTGTTAATCCTGAGATGATTATCATTGGAACTGAAGACGGATCAATAACAGGTGATGCAAGTGAGTTGATTGACTTTTATGCACCATTAATGCAAAACAATCCACGCATTGAAGTTGGTACTTGGGACGAAGCCGAAGCAATCAAGATTTTCTATAACACCTTTATTAGTACAAAACTTGCATTAGTAAATATGATTCAAGACGTTGCAGAGACTAGTGGCAATATTAATGTTGACGTTGTTACTAACGCATTAGCAAAGTCAACATATCGCATCATGGGCCCTGCATATATGAAAGCAGGTATGGGCGATGGTGGTGCATGTCATCCACGTGATAACATTGCATTACGTTATCTAGCAGATAAATTAAATTTAGGTTATGATTTGTTTGATAGCATTATGACTGCTAGAGAAGTGCAGGCAAAAAGACTTGCACAAAAGTGTTTAAAATATGGTAACAATGTAACTATCATTGGCAAAGCATATAAGCCTAACGTAAATTATACTAACGGTAGCAGTAGTTTGTTAGTTGGACATTATGTCACTGAGTTAGGTGGTAACGTAAATTACTATGATGTTCACACAGGGGACACCGATCTCAAAACAGATACCACAGATGTTTATATGATTGGTTATTGGGACAAATATGTTACTGATTTGCAATTGCCAAATACTGCGGTAGTTATTGATCCATGGCGTCAATACAACGGAACATCAAAACAAACAGTACATTACGGTAATACAAGACAAACTAAAGAAAAACAATACAGAGAATCATTAGACCATATCGATACCATAAGATTAAAAAGTGGTATAATGATTAAGCACCCTAAAAAAATTGACGGTGGTGGATTATACTTTAGAGATGACTTAATTGAAGTTATTAAAAAGACAGGAAAGTATGTCTATAACAGAGGCTTTGAATGGTGTGCTGGCTTTGGCGTATTAGGTTACGAAATGCTGGGTTTGGGAATCTGTAACTATATTGTATTTTCAGATATGTTTGAACCAGCCATTGAAAACTGCAAACAAACAGCAAAGAACAATAATCTATCAAATTATGTTACAACATATTTGACTCCTAATATTGCTGATATCCCTGATAGCGAAAAATGGGATTTAGTTATCAGTAACCCTCCCCATAGTGATATTACTTACGAAGATTTTAAAGCAGATATGCTCAACAAAAATAGTGAAATGTTTGACTTTATTTTAGAAAATACTGCCAGACTTGTTATTGATCCTGATTTTAAGATTCACGGCGAATTCTTCAATAATATATCAAAACATTTAACTGCTGATGCCGATGTTTACTTGATTGAAAATCATTATTATGAAAAAATGGAACATATGGCTAAAGTCAATAATTTAAAATTGGTAGGAATGTATCCAATGAAGGATAAGTCTATGCAAAACGGAGTAATCCTTCACTTTAAACCTATGACTTAAATTATACGCCTCTGTTTACTGCTCTAAATAGATAAGACTAGGAGCGATCATTGGATTTTAATTTACGTAGTTTGGCTGTAGACGAGTTAAAGCCAAAAGAAAGACCAACAGAAGATATAGCAGATGCACGCCATCGTAGCATGATGGAAGCCATTGCCCCTTATGCCAAATCAGTAGTAGTAAATCAAAAGAATCTTACTCCGGTATATGTAGATTACAAGACAAGAAACACTAAACTTGTGCTTGTACTATGCCCTGAATGGAGTCCCTATATGCCCCCATTTAGTCTTGCTAGACTTAGTGGTGTGGCAAAAAGTGCGGGATACGAAACGCACATCATGGACTTGAATGTTAAAGCATATAATGCTTATCGTGATGATTGGCAACCAAACAAGAAATTACCATTTAGACTTTGGGACCCTGCAAGTTCATGGCACTGGTTAGGTGACACGTACATGAATGATATTCATCCTGTGTTAGAACCTATTCTTAGCGAAGCAGTAGACAAGATTATTGAAATGAACCCAAGTGTTGTTGGATTCAGTATCTATTACATTAGCGAAGAGCCTAGCAAATGGATGTGCCAAGAAATTAAACGTAGAGCACCTCATATTAAGATTGCAGTTGGTGGGCCTAATGTACACAAGAGTTGGTTTAAGATTGAAGACTATTATGATTATGTTATTGTAGGTGAAGGCGAACAGAATTTATTAGTAATGCTTGATGAAATCGAAGCAGGATCAGATCACAGTGGTGCAGCCAGAGTATTAACACAGCCTGAAGATCAACGTATCAATATCAATGGTCTTCCTATGCCAGACTATGAGAGTATTGACTTTAGTTTGTACGAAGTACCTAATGGAGTTAACAGTGAGATTAGTCGTGGATGTACAGCAAAGTGTACATTCTGTGAAGAAACACACTTTTGGAAATATCGTCAACGTCAAAGTGTTGACTTAATTACCGAAGTTGAATGGTTATACTACAACAAAGGCACTGACATCATTTGGTTCATTGATAGTTTGATCAATGGTAATATTAAAGAACTACGTGCATTTGCATTAGGACTTAAAGCCAAATACTTAAAGGTTCGTTGGACTGGTTATGCACGTTGCGATGGTCGTATGACATTAGACTATCTGCAAGACTTAGCAGATGGTGGATGCATTATGTTTAACTTTGGTTGTGAATCAGGATCACAAAAAGTATTAGACGATATGCACAAAGGTGTTACCATTCAAGAAATGGAACAGAACTTTATTGACTGTAAAAAAGTAGGCATCTGGGCCGCAACTAACTGGATCGTTGGATTCCCCACTGAAGAGTATCAAGACTATAGCGATACAATGACATTCATGTGGCGTATGCGTAACAACAATATCAATAACATGGGTCTTGGTGTGGGATATGGATTAGGTCCTGAAACAATTGTAGGACAGAATCCACACGCATACAATGTATCGTGGCACAAATATCAAGGTCACTGGATCAGCAATGATTTAAAAATGGGTGGCACACACGTTATGACACGTGTTAAGTGCATTCACATTTGGCTAGATATGTTTAATGGTTGCACAGAAGTTCCTGTGACATATCCTGTACGTCATGCACTTGCACAGCGTCATTACAACATCAGATTGAATAATCCTGCAAAACAAAAAGAAATGCATTATGAAGAATTTGATTACAATATCATTCCACCTGTTGACTCAAACAATCCATTTGCAAATGCATTAGTAAATGAAATGTGGCCTTTCTTTAGAAATCTATGGCGCGCACGTGGTGGCTATGAAGCAGAAATCTTATTTCACCCTGACTTAGATATCAAAGAGTTTGGCCAACAGTTTGGTCCTGAAATGTATTATGCAAAGTACAAGTTTAAGATCACTGATGAAGGTCAATGGGAAGCAGACTTTGATATTAAGTTTGAACAAATTGATAATCCTTGGGATGATCGTAAACCACCACCAGAAGGTCGTAAAGGCCCATTCTATGCACAAGATTATTCACGCTTGCAAAGTAACACAGTTAAACGTGCAAGAAAGTTAGCAAAAGCAACTTGGAGTGAAGAAGAAGGTCGTAGTGGACAAGACTTTGCTGACTTATTAAATGAAGAAGCAGTACTTAATGCTACTATTGATTTTAGTTTTGAATTAAAGTGGCAAGGCACAGGTGATTGGAGTAACTACATGGACTATGTAGTTACACTAGAAGAGAAAGAACAGAAACGTGACAAGAGTAAAGACTTGTCTATGCCAGAAAAAGAAACGTTTGAGGGCACTGAAGTTAAATCAGTTGTGCCAGCAACAACCGTAATTACTTTAGACAGCATCAAACGAACAAGACCAAAGCATTTATTACCATGAACAAAGAAAAAATAATGTTAATTGCAGGATGTAGCCATGCCGCTGGATCAGAAATAAACGGGCAAGAAGACAGCGTTTATAATAGACAGCATAGTTTTGGTGCACGACTTGCAGACAAGATGGGTTATAGACCTATTAATATTGCAACCAATGGTGCATCAAATAGTTGTATTGCTAGAAGCATATTAAACTGGTTTGATCAAAACTATAATGAAAACTCTATGGATGTTTTTGTATTGACTTCATGGACAGAAAGCGTTAGATTGGAAGTTCCATCTACGAGAAACTTTATTTACAATGTAAGTAGTAAGGCTGCCGATTGGTTTGACAACACAATCAATACATATTTTAGAATCACATTTGGTTGGGACGGCGGTGACCCCGAAGAAAAAGAATTGTTTCCCAAATACCATCGTTTCATGGCTGAGAATGAGCCTATGTTAGAAATGTGGAGCGCAAACTACGTGCTACAGATTCAATACTTTTTAAAATCCAAAAATGTAAAATATCTAATGTGTAATGCTATGCATATGTTTACAAAAGATTCTCCTCATGTAGCACAAATAACAAAACTTATTGACAGAAATAACTATTATAAGTTAGATTCAGAAAAAGATGATGCATTCTTTTGGAAGTACAAGAATTTGGGCTATACTAATCCAAAGGCTAAATACTGGCATCACGATGAAGTACCCCACCAACTCTACGCAGAAGAGTTATATAATTTTTTAAAGGAAAACAACAATGTTTAATTGGGTAAAAAGAATTTACAATAAAATCAAACGTGAGATACAATATAGAAAACGTATCAAAGAATTAAAAAAGCGTGACCCTTTCATCTATAAATAAGCACATGAAATACTTAGGAATCAGTTGCGGCTTTCATGATGCAGGTATAACTGTCATTAATGACAGTGGTGATATCCTATTTGCTGGTCACAGCGAAAGATACAGTAAAATCAAACATGATGCTAATCTTTGTGTTGATTTAGTGCATGATGCTAAAAAACATGTTAGAGACCTATATGAAGTTCACTACTATGAAAAGCCCTGGGTAAAGGCTATACGTCAACTTAGAGCAGGACAAAGTGTTGGACCGCTTAATATGAAAAAACTATTAGGTGAAAATATCATTGATAAATTTAATGATCGTAGTGGTTCAATTAAAACACATAGTCATCACTTAACACATGCGGCAGCAGGATTCCAAACTAGCCCCTTTGACAATGCAACTGTAGTAGTTATTGACGCTATTGGGGAACTCGACACTATCAGCATTTATAATGCATACTATGATAAAAATGGTATGGCACGTTATGAAAAACTATGGAGTAAACAATATCCTAACAGCATTGGATTGATGTACTCAGCAATGACAAAACGTGTGGGGTTGAAACCATTAGATGAAGAATACATTCTCATGGGTATGGTTGCATATGGCAAAGCATTGCACAGTGAAGAAATTAGTCGTGAGTTTTTGTCAGACAAAGATAACTTAGATTTTGCACAAAACTTGCACACCGGAGTAAGAGAAAAATTCTTAGAGAATGCCAACGATATGGATATCGCCGCATCAACTCAACTTCTTACTGAAGAACTAATTGAAATCATTATGCGTAAGGCTAGATCATTGGGTACTAGCAGTAATCTAGTATATGGTGGCGGTGTTGCATTAAACTGTTTAGCAAATAGATTGTTAGGTAATCATTTTAGCAAAATTTGGATCATGCCTAATCCAGGTGATGCAGGTAATAGTTTAGGTGCGGCAGCATTAGGCTATGGTAAAAAGTTAAATTGGAAGAATGCATTTTTAGGACACGAAATACCTGGTCGTTATCCTATTTTAAACTTGTATAAAGAATTAAAACATAGTAAGATAGTAGGTATAGCAAGTGGTCGTGCAGAGTTTGGGCCACGTGCTTTAGGTAACAGAAGTTTATTAGCGGATCCCCGTGGGGATGAAATTAAGGATAAAGTAAATGAAATCAAACGTAGACAAAAATTCAGACCATTTGCGCCTCTCATTTTGGAGGAGTTGGTTCATGATTACTTTGATATGCCTGTTGGCTGGGACAACTCTAGGTATATGCAAGTCATCGCTACTTGTAGGCATCCTGACCTATTTCCTGCTATCGTTCACGCTGACGGCACTAGTCGTGTCCAGACTGTTCCTAAAGATGGAAGTGGAATCAGAATTCTCTTAGAACTTTGGTATCAAGCCACAGGATGTCCAATATTGCTTAATACATCACTAAACATCCGTGGCGAACCAATGGTCAATGACCGTAGTGATGCAGATAGATTTGAAAAACTTTATGGCGTAAAAGTTTACTCTTAAATACAAGATGCTTAGAGATGTATTCTATTACGGAAATAAACCAAACGTTCACCCCAGAGAAAGATTTGCAGAATCATTAGAAGATGCAAGAGAAAAGTGTACAACCGAACACTTTTGGATCATCAATGAATTCTGTGACTATCGAGGATTCGACTGGGATTTTGATTTTGAATTCTTACCTGATGAAGAAGTGTGGGCAGAAGAACATAACAATGTCTGGCCCAGCCAACATCAAAAAGACAGTGGCACATGGTTATGCCCCAAAGAACCAGGTGAAGTTATCATATATCGCAGTGATGTAGACCCTGTTGTTAGAAAAAACGAAAAGAATGATAACTGGGTATTATTAGATAATATAGACGAATACAAATTTGATTTTAGTTGGCATCCAGACCCAACTGATCCTCCCTATATCTATCGCTGGGGTTCAAAGTTTGCACCAGTACAATTAAAACCTGTATTAGAATATCATACACCTAATGCAACTGAAGTCAAATACATGGCTACAACAGTTGAACTTACGATTGAAAGAGATAAATGGGTATTCTATCAACAGCCTGATCCTAATAAATTTGACTTTACATGGAGACCTAATCCATTGGATCCGCCATACATTTACGTATGGGGTAACAAACATATTGATGGTACATTAAAACCCACTGTTGAATATCATGTACCAGGCGCAACTGATAAAAAGTACATGCCTGAAAAATTAGAAGTATTACCTGAATGGGACAAGTGGGCGCTTTTAAAAGAAGTAGATAAAACAAAATTTGATTTTACATGGAGACCCGACCCACGTGAGCCGGCTTACATTTATACATGGGGCAATAAATACGAACCTGCTGAAATAACACCTACGTTGCAGTATGTGTGTGATGGTGCTACAGAAATAAAATACATGGGTGATACTATAGATGTGCTACCACAATGGGACAAGTGGGATATCATTTTACCTATAGATAAATCTACATTTGATTTTACATGGAGACCTGATCCACGTGAACCTAATTTAAATTATGTGTTTGGCAATGACCAGTATGATAGTACTATCATGCCTACACTTATCTATAAGATGGAAGGTGCTACAGATGAAAAGCACATGCCAAGTAACACAAAGTTATTACCACAAAAGCAAAACTTTGAATTTTTAGAAAACAGCGATGGCATTGATTATAGTTGGGTACCTAATCCAACTGCGCCTCCTTATATCTATGCATGGGGCAATCAATGGAACAAAGCAGAAGATAAGATTAGTATTCAATATGTAGTTGAAGGTGCAACAGAATATCAATACATGGATGAACGTGCTATTCGTAAATTCTGTATGGATAATTGGATTATTCCTGACAATGTTGACACAACAGGCTTTGATTTTAGTTGGGAACCTAATCCTAATGATCCTCCTTATATTTATGAATTTGCTACGCAGTGGCAAAAGACAGGTGGACCTCGCTATGTAGTAGAGGGTGCAACTGAAACAAAGTACATGGACTTTCAAAAGGCTAAAAAGTTAGTTGATATGACTAACTGGACTATTCCTAAGAATGTTGATGTTAGCAACTTTGACTTTAGTTGGCATCCAGATGCAACAAGTCCTCCTTATATCTATAACTTCCCTACGCAATGGGCATTAAGCGGTGGACCAACATATACTGTTCCTAATGCAACAGAAGTAAAATACGTAGATGATCAATCGGCAAAGGCAATTCCTAATAAAGATAATTGGGATTTTGATCCAACGTTGATTGACGAAAACAGTTTTGATTTTAGTTGGCATCCGTATGCTGAAGACGAACCCTATATCTATCAGTTTGGTACACAGTGGCAAAAAACAGGTGGACCAAGATATATTACACCTGGAGTACATAAGAACAGTCCAGTTAGTTATGTAGACACACGTGTATTAAAAGCAAAGCGTTTACCTAATCAAAAGAACTGGGCTGTACTTGATAACTTAGTTATAATTGATTTTGATTATAGTTGGCATCCTGACGAAACAGAAGAACCTTACATTTATCAGTTTGGTAATAACTTGTATCCAGCAGAGATTATGCCAACAGTAGAGTATAGTGTTCCTAAGGCAAAACAAGTTAAGTATGTTAGTGATATCATTGCTACACTAGGGCAAGATAGAACTAACTGGGAAATCCCCGACAACGTTGATACTACAGGATTTGATTTTAGTTGGAAGCCTAATCCCAAAGACCCACCCTATATCTATGAGTTTGCAACTCAGTGGCAGAAGACTGGCGGTCCTAAATATATTGTAGAAGGTGCAACTGAAACAAAGTATATTGACACATGCAAAGTTAAAAGATTGCCTTCCGAAGAAAACTGGACTGTACCTACTAACATTGATATTACTGATTTTGATTTTAGTTGGCATCCAGATGCGACAAGTCCACCATACATTTATAACTTTGCAACTCAGTGGGCATTAAGTGGTGGTCCTGTATATACTGTACCTGGGGCAACAGAAATCAAATATGTAGAAGATCAAACTGCACGTGCATTGCCTGATAAAACGAATTGGCAATACGATAGTAATTTAATTGATGAAAACAGTTTTGATTTTAGTTGGCATCCCTATGTAGAAGATCAACCTTATATCTATATCTTTGGTACACAATGGCAAAAGACTGGTGGTCCAAAATATATTACACCAGGCTGTCATAAAAACAGTCCTGTAAAATATATTGACACACGTATTATTAAAGCAAAACGTTTGCCATCAATGAACCACTGGAATATGATATATGATATTGATATGTCAAGTTTTGATTTTAGTTGGCATCCAGATGATACAGATGATCCTTTTATTTACCAATTCGGTAATACACAATATCCTGCAGAAGAAATGCCTACAGTAGAGTATTGCGTTGAAGGTGCTAAGAAATTCAAATATGTGTCAGATGTTGTTGCTAAGTTAGCACCTAATACTGATAACTGGATTATACCTAAAGGTATAGATACAACTGAATTTGATTTTAGTTGGCATCCACATCCTAAGGATCCTCCTTATATCTATGAGTTTGCAACTCAATGGCAAAAAACAGGTGGACCACAATACAAAGTATACGGTGCAACTGAAGTCAAGTATGTTTCTGAACCCAAAGCAAAGAAACTACCTAATATGAAAAACTGGGTAGTACCAGACAATATTGATGTTGATGGTTTTGATTTTAGTTGGCACCCTGACGATACTGCACCACCTTACACGTATCAATTCCCCACGCAGTGGGCATTGACAGGCGGACCCGTGTATGTGGTGCCTAATGCAACTATAAAGAAATATGAAGAATGTCAAACAGCAAGAGTTCTTCCTAGTACAAAAAACTGGGAATATGATGCTACACAGATTGACGTAAGTTCATTTGACTTTAGTTGGCATCCATATGCAGAAGATGATCCTTTCATTTATCAGTTTGGTACTCAATGGCAAAAGACAGGTGGACCAAAATATATTACGCCAGGCACCACTGCTGATAGCCCAGTAAAATACGTAGACACACGTATTATTAAAGCAAAGCGTTTGCCAAACAAAGATAACTTTGTTGTGCTGCCTGGCTTTAACATTAAAGAGTTTGATTATAGTTGGCATCCAGATGATACTGAACCTGCATACACCTATGTATTTGGTAACGAATGGCATAGTGCAGAGCGTGAACCTACACTTGAGTATCGTGTAATTAATTCAACAGATAAAAAATATATTAATAATGTATTTGCTAAGTTAACTCCTGATATGAGTTTGTGGGATATTCCCGACAACGTTGATATATCTAAGTTTGACTTTAGTTGGCATCCAGACCCACATTCACCACCTTATATCTATGAGTTTGCAACAGTGTGGCAAAATCGAGGAGGTCCTAAATACAAAACTCCAGGTGCAACTGAAGTAAAATATATTGAAGACATTAAAGCACCGTTAGTGCCTAGTAAAAAGAATTGGTTGATTCCTGAAAATGTAGATGTATCAACATTTGATTTTTCATGGGTACCTCATCCACTAGCGCCACCTTATATCTATCAGTTTGGTACAATTTTAGATGAGAAAGATGGCCCAAGATATCTTACACCAGGTAATAACGGAGAGATTGTATACTTAGATCGTATTGAAGTTGATCCTGCAACATTAGTTGAAGTAAAGATTGGTCAATACTTTATTGATACAACACTTGAAGATTTAGTAAAGAAACATCCTGACGAAATCTTTTGGGCGATGCAAAAAAACATTGACTATTCTACATTTGATTTTGCATGGAGACCTGAAGTTATCAACATTGCTTGGGAATCTGATTACGTTAACGTGTTCGGTTCACCTGATAGTGAAGTTACGCAGACATACTTTGTTAATGCAAAGTCTTATTTGAAAGGCAAAACAGATTTCAAATTTATTGAGGAGACTGCAATTGATGATAAGTCATTGGCTAAACTGTTTAAAAAGCCAGACATGTTCTACGTTGACAAAGGCAATAAAGAATCATCAGCACGTTTTGAATTACTCAAAGCCAAGTTCCCGCACATTCAAAAGACACGTTATCTAAACAGTTGGGTAGACACAATCAATCGTTGTACTAATCGTGCAACCACTCCCATATTATGGATATTGAATAGTGAGTTAGATTACAGTAACTTTGACTTTGAATACTATCCTAACCCTTGGCAGATGAAAATGGTTCATGTATTTGGTACTCAATGGAGTCATTGGGGAACCACATTCATGGTCAATCGTGAAACGTTTAGCAATGATACCAAA